GCTCTGCGCACCCCCGGCCTCGACGACCCCCCTGGGAAGTACCTTTTTAGTTTGAGCGGGATTCCTAGCAGGCGGCGCTGAGAGCTGCGCAGGCTCGATCAATGTAGGGTATCATAGGGCACACGTAGATCTCCCCGTCTGCACCCTGTAGCGCTCGCAGAATCGCTATCTATGATATGCATGAGAGACTAGATCCACACGTTATCCATGATATGCATGTTATGAGGCTGATATGTGATGCCCTATGACATACCCCATATGACATACGGCAAGGAGGAGAGACGGTCTTACGTGCTATGCAGCCATGTGATCACCCAGCATGACCTATAGCACCACAGCGCCGCACACGTCGTATGTATAACAGGGCATGCATGACAGAACATGCAACGTGTATAATTGCGCCCCTCCACAGCAGGGCACCTCATACATGTAACGTGTACCACCATAGGCGGCCAGGGAGAGAGGAAAACAGGACGGGGATTTACAGAAGGCAGACCAAAAATTTTATCCGTTCGTCACTAAGCAAAGATGAGAAGGTCTAACAGGAGGGAATAAAAAGGCCTGCGCATGGCAGGCCGAAGGGCTTACAGATCACCACTGCAAAACAACGCCAGCGGCAAGGGCTAACATGATGGCTAGCCAGGCAACAAAAACTATACGGCTACTCATGAGGCTGGCTATGCAGGATATCGTCTAACAGGTCGTTACCCACCCCGCCACGCTGCCACCCCATCTGCACCGCCCCATTCGTAACGGCCTGAATAACGCCGCCCTGGTTTTCCCAGTAAAGCGCAGGATTGCTATCGGCGGTGAATTCCTCCGGGCAGAATTGATCGAAGTAATGCTGGATAATCACCCCGCGCACGTCCTCCGCCGTCTCACATCCGATCACGTCGATGATAGCGATGTATGGATCGTCCCACTCCCTCACGTCATCCATGATGATGACGGTCATCGGCATCTCAACGGGAGCAATATCGCGGCTATCGTCAATAACGCTCACAGCCTCATTGATGACCTGCGCGGCGCGTTGCATATGCGGGTAACGGGTCATATCCACGCCTAACACGGCATCACTAGCCGCTGACAGGTGGTGCAGCGCGGAAATGTTAGCCTTACGGAAAATCTCTTTTTGCTCTTCTGACATGATGTGCCCCTTATAAAACTGATTTCAGAACGGCGATCAACATTGCCGCCGCTTTACGTGTTAACAGTGCGCCGCGCTGATTGTCGGACGTGGTGAAGATGTCACACACCCAGCGCCCCGCACTCATATCGAAATAGAGGTCTGCATCTTTGCGGGTATAGCGCAGCTCGCCAGCACCGCCCGTGTGCGTGAATCCCTTTGCGCGGAGATGACCGCGCGCCGCGCTTGCCTGAGATACCGCCTGCGCGATGGTGATGCGCTCCTTAGACATATTCGATACTCCGGATATCAGCACCGCGCACCACGTATGGAAAGCGCGGGTTATGAATGAGATTGTGCCTCATGTCCCAGTCAGCCCACAGGGATTGCGTCCCGGCGATGACCGCCCAGACGTTAGCGCGCAGCGTCATTCCGCCATTTGTACGGATGACCATCACGCGATCCATCGCAGCCATTAAACCTTTGAGGATCTCGACCGCTTGATCGCGGTGCGCGGCATCCACGAAGAAAACGTAATTAGCGATAGCCTCACCGCTTTTCGTGGTGAAGATGACGCCAGGCAAGCCGCCAACGTCGCCAACCGTGAACGTGAACGCTTCACCCGTTAAGCCATATTGCTTACGGCGGCGCATGACGTCCTCGATCATGGTGTCTGCTGCTTCTTTTGCTGTGAATGCCATGTTACACCGCCTTACGAGTGAAGAGAGCGCGCACGCCCTGCGCTACATCGCGCAGAACGCTATAAACCAGATAACCCGCAACGCTTGCCAGGCACGCCGCGAACAAGGCCGCGAAAGCGCAAAACGCTACAACGGTGAAGTAAGCGCCACCGAAGACCGCCGCGCAAAGCAGCGCGACCATTACAGCCCAAAAACAGATAGTAGATTTTTGCATTTTGTCGCCCTCATTCGTTGGTATGAAGAGAGTGTAATTATACACGTCGTGTATGTCAAACGGATTTATTCGGAGACACGAAAAAAGTGCCTCCTGATAAACCTATTCACCATTGATCACGGCGTCGCCTTCATCCTGGGAGGGCCAAAGCAATTTAACGCACACACCCGCCGCCACGGTCCACAGGAATAATTTGTAGGGTGTGTGACTGCCTGCCATCACGCACACCCCGTAAAAGATGCCTATCAGGGCAATCATGGCAAACTTCACCGCGCCCCGTTTCGCGTTACCGGTCATCATGATGGCGCGCCCTCCTGGATAGGTGTACCAGCGTACAATTGACGCTCTGAGAAACAACGCGCCTTGCAGCACTCACAGGTAAACCAGGTTTCACCGGCCAGCGTTTTATCCATGCTCAAATGGTACTGAGAGCGCAGCACGCCAGCGCCGGAAAACATCGCGGTTTCTTGCATGATCGGCATGTCTTCGATTTCGTCGTTTGACAGGTAGTTAGCGCACTGGGCGCAGAAGTAAAAATAAACGTTAGACATTAGCCACCTCCACAGAATAAACCTGGTAAACCGGATCACACTCATTGCAATAATGAATCACTAAACCTTTTCCACGCTTCACCGATGAAGGCAATAGGCGCAGCTGGTGATTCTCCCGTGACACGTCGAGCGCCTCACGGGGCGATTCAAAATCAATATTTGCCGTTGCCTCAGCGTCAACGTCATAAATAACGCCGTCAATAATTAAAAACCCATCAGGCTCGCAGGTGAAATAATCCTCCGGCGTGCCTTCACCGTTAAAATACTTTTTCACGGCCTGCGCTTTTTGTACTTCGGTTAAGTCAGCCCACAGCAAAGCGCGCATGGAGAATTTTGCTTTGTGACGAACTTTGTAAAAAAATGGTCGGATTAAAGGCTTAGACATAGCGCACAACCTCTACTTTGTCGGAGTCGTCTGACAGCGCGATGAATAACGCCGATGTATTAGATTCACCCGCATAAGCGTGATAGCCATATTCTTTCATTTCGCTTTCATCTGACAGGCGCATAAAGTCCGCAACGTAATGCTTTACGCCGTCCATTTCGAAATAGTCATTGTCTGAATCGTCACGCTCGATCCAAAGGTCATAGCCCAGCGGGATAACCTTTGCGCCGCTGTCAGTGTACCAGTGGAAATGGTAAAGCAACGGCGCGTCGGGGTCGAAGTGCACCGCGCCGAATTCCTGGGTGTGCAGCTCTTCTAACAGGCCGATAAATTCGTCACTAAATCCGACGTCCGACAATTCCGCTTCAATGTCGTCCCATTCAGATTCGACCGCACCAAAGCGCATAATAAACGCGCCGTCAAAATCAGCGCCGATCTGGTGAATCCACCATTTGTCATGATCAATAAGGTCACGCACAATCTGAATATCTTCAGGCGGTACATGAGCGCAGCACATCACCACAGATTTATACTGCTCCGCGTTTTCGTAATCGGTAGTTTTAAGTTTCATTTTGTCGCCTCGCTGTTATTGGTATTAACGTTTAATAAAACCCGCTGATAACAACGGGCAGAATTAAAAGTTATTCTTTTTCTGAGATAAACCAGCCTATAGTCTCACCACGGCGGCGACCTTTGGCGATGTATTCACGCTCAATATCTAGTCCGATCTCCCGGGCAATGTTTTGCACGCAATCCAGGCCGCACGCGCCATCAATATGGACCCGATTATCGTCAACGTAATATTTCATCCCGTATAGCGCGCCGCCCTGTGGATCGCGGCTCTCGTGCCCCTTCTCCTTTGAGAAGTAATAAGACGCGCGCTCTTTGATAGCGACTAAACGGTCCTGATAGTTATTGCATAACCACTGGGCAAATACGGTACCTACCATGTCATAGCCGCCGCCCATACATTTAAAGCGCTCCCCTTTGGCGGTGTCATCCAGGCGGCAGATATTGTAGCCGTAAGTGTCACGGCCTTTTGATACTGACCAGGAAAGAGAGAGATGGATAATTGCAGTTTTCATGATGTCGCCTTTTATTGTTAGTGAGGCATCGCCGCCCCGATGTGATAGAGACTAATGATACACGGCGCATATGTCAAACACCTTTCCGATATTTTCTACAAAAATTTCGAATAACCTCCTAAGTCATTGATTTTTATACGCTCCGCCCCTGCCAGGCCTGCCCTAACCGAAATTTACACGTTTTCACGACGACCCACCAGCGACCACGGGCGCCACCCTCTTTATACGCGTGCACGCGACTACGTACAGGGCTTACTTCAAAAACCTAGCAGGCGGAGAGTCGGCGCCATGAGGATCCACGGACCCGGCCGGCTTACTTCAAAAACCTAGCAGGCTGACGCTCATGTCCAGAAAATTTGAACAACACGGCTTACTTCAAAAACCTCGCAGGCGCACGTTCGTCTCCACGGAATTTCCTTACTTCAAAAACCTGGCAGGCTGTCGGTTTTCGGTGACGAACTGCGACCGCCGGTGTTACTTCAGAAACCTCGCAGGCGGAAAGAAAGGAAAAAGTTTGACACACTAAACGTGTATGATTATTCTTCTGCTGTGATTAACGAACAGAACAACGGAGCAAATGATGTCCCAGACAGAGAAAGACGACACCTTCGAGACTGACGCTGAAACTGCAGCTGAGATGGCCGCACGCCGCGCCACCCCGAGTGCGCAGGATATCACTGCTGCGCTTATGTCCGCCGAGCCTGACATCGAGCTGCCGGGCAATGCGCGTCCTGCCAGCGTCATCTCTAACCTGCTGGCCCTGAAGGTTGGCGATAATTTCACGAAGTCTGTGCGCCTGCAGGACAACGTGACGATGGCGCAATGCCAGGCGAACATGAACAAATGGAAGTCCGACCTGCGTAACTCGGTCAATCAGTCCATTCGTCATGCGCGCCGTGCCGATGACCGCCAGTACAGCATGGAGACAACCGTAACCAGTACACCGGGCGGTACCATCTACGTGCAGGTCATCATCACCCGTACTGAGTAGCACCACCAGCAAACCGGTAGGCCCGGCACCCTTTCGCCAGGCTTACCACCCTAACCACCCCAGCGAGAGCCACACCATGTCCAAAGAAACAGTCCGTAAAGTAATTGATACCACCCCGCCGCCAGCGGGTAAGCCTGCGCTCCCTGCGTTCGTCAAAGTCGCAACGTACCACCCTGCCAACGGAGAAGAGACGAAGCTCATTCTGCAGCGCTACCTGCTGACGAAGATCGAGACAATCATCTCCCGAGAGGAGGCACTGGCGATCACCACCGCATTGGTCGAGCACTTCCGCTTTACTCCAGACGAAACGGAGGCGTATCTGCTCGCCTGCCAGAAAAACAAGTGTGAGCACGACTGGGCGAGAACGGCAGGCAATACCGACTCAAAGGGTGCCAGCGCTCCTGACTATCAGAAATGCAAACACTGCGGCGCAACGAAGGAGCTGTGATATGGCCAGACAGTTTCGTGAATTGAGCGTAGAGAAGATGGTCCAGTATGCCGAAAGCCACCTGCAGCAAGTCGACCAGTGGAAAGACGGCGATACCCTGGGCTACGCGAGCAACGTCCATGAATATGCCAGCAAAGCCGATGCGGTGATCGAGATGCTGGAATGGCGTCTGCACGGAAACCACGGTGCGGTCGATAAAGCTGGTGGGCAGCCATTCACCCACAGCCTGCGCGAACGCCTCGACTGGATCCGGGTAGCTGCAGGGATTGATAAACCTAAAGCGGCGAAGTCCCGCCAGCTGGATGATGACAAGGACGATCTGTAATGAAACCTCGCCTGCTGCTCCTTAACTCCGGTGGTCGTACGTCAGCTCACATGACGAACCGCGTGTTGCAGGAGAAGAGCGATGAGTACGAGATCATCGTAGCCTTTGCCAATACCGGATTCGAACACCCCGCCACGCTGGACTTCGTGCATGAGTGCGATGTGCAGCTGGGCTTCAACACGGTGTGGCTGGAGGCGGTGACGTACGAGAAGAAAGGCGTGCGCACCGGGTGGAAGCAGGTCACGTACGAAACGGCAAGCAGGCACGGCGAGCCATACATCCAGATGTGTGAAAAGTATGGCCTGCCAAACCAGAACTACCTGCACTGCACGCGTGAGCTGAAGGAGATACCGATCCACTCGTACCTCTGGGAAGAACGCGGGTGGGCCAAAGGGGAATACCTGACTGCCGTTGGCATGCGCATTGACGAGCCGCGCCGGATCAAGCCGAAGAAGCCGGACCGTCAGACTAAGCAGAACAAGGTGTACCCGCTGGCGCACTGGTGGCCAACGACAAAAGAGGAAGTGCTGGACTACTGGGAGTGGATGCCATTCGACCTGGGCATCCCTGAGCACTGCGGTAACTGCGTCTTCTGCTTTAAGAAGTCCGATGCCAAACTGCTGCGCGCCTTCCAGGACAACCCGGAATTCTTCTACGCGGCGGTGGACATGGAGCACAAGTGCGAGAACATCGGGCCTAACGTGGTACCGGGTCCGCGCAGGATGTACCGCGGATTCCGTAGCGCAGGCGATTTGATTGAAACGTTTACCGAGGCAGGCCCGGACTACCGGCCAACATACGGCGACGCGCCGGGTAACTGCACAGAAGAATGTAACCCATTTGGAGATGACGATGACGACATTTGAAGACATTAAAAAGATCGCCTTAGAGCTGAAAGACAAGAAAGGCGTAGCAGAGATAAAGGCGGTACTGCGTCGCTACTGCCAGCCGGAGTACCCTAAACTGGCCGATATTCCAGTTCACCTGTATGACGATGTGATGGCTGACCTGATTGTATTGCGAGACGGGCGGAAGGTGCAGGGCTATGCGTATAACTCCACCGTATCGCCAGCGCCGGCAGTCGTAGTCCACGGCGTAGGTATCAAGCACTACATCCCTGGTGACGAGATTAAAACGCTGCACCCTGAGCCTGACAACACGGCAGGTCAGGTCGAATCGCTGACCATGAAGTCAGTGAACCGCTGCATGGAAGGCATCTGTGTGGTTGACCGCGCATCGGCACAAAAGCTGGTGGAAGTGCTGCAGCGCAAATGGGACCTGATTAACGACAAAGCCGTCATGGAGTCCCTCATGGAGAGGATGGAAGAGCGCCACGGCGAAGAGTTTAATGCGTTCTTCGAAGCTACAGTTCGTCAGGTCATGCTTGCGTCAGGACTGCAGCAGGTGAAGATCAACACGTCCGATATCCTGCTGACCCTCGCTAACGGTACGGCGATGCGCGTACGCGAAGAGCCGGGCTTCCTGATTTACGAGCTGGTGGAGGATAACGATGCTTAACTGGGTACTGCAGCACCGTGTCGAGCTGACGGCGATAGCCTGGCTCGGCAATATCCTTCTGTGCGCACCATTCGTGTACATGGCGTTGAGCTCTTTCCGCTATCGCAGGCAGTTCAGGCGTCAGCTGCGCATGTCCGCTGTGGTGCAGGCTCGATACTCCGTGTTCGATAGCTGGATCCGCTCCGGTGGTGCGATTAACGTGCTGGGCGAGAACGTGCGCAGCTCCATCCTGGAAGACTACCGGACCCAGGCCCGTAAGCACGGCGACGAATACTTCGCGCTGTTCGAGACATCCACGCAGGACGCAGAGCGTGACCTGAAGGCGGTAGTGAAACTGATTAAAGGGGCATCAAACGATGAACAGGAAAAAGATTGAACGCGTAGAGGAACAGCTGTGGCGCATGGGCATTAACGCCACGCCGTCTGCCGTGCTGGTGGAGCAGCTGACGCGCCCGGTGACGATCGCCTTCGCGCCTATCTTCAACCAGCTGGAGCAGGTACACGGCATCAACGTGAAGACCTGCTGGAAGGGCGTCGTGCTGGAGAAAGACGGCGACATCATCTACGAGGACGGCAAATACGAGACTGTGGCCGCCATGAATGAGTCACAGCGCGTAACGTACCGCCGTCGCATCTACATGATGCTGCGCTGGTGCTGCACGCACTACCCGACTGACCTGCTGAACAAGCACAAGGCGTGGATCTATGGACGTTAAACCTCTGACTACCCGCCAGAAGGAATTCATGGCTGCGCTGGCGAAAGGTGGGTTCGTCACAGGCATGCGTAGCAATACCAATGCCACGGGCATGGCGTTATTCCGCCGTGGACTGGCGCACTTCAACTACTCGTATGACCGCTGGCAGCTTACTCGGGAGGGCGAAGACTATGCCAAGCAACAATCCTAACGTGGCGGGTAAGCACTACCGCACACAGATGAGCCAGCACTGCAATCGTATCGAGCGTGCGTCTCTCGACCTGCATTCGTGGTACGACACCATCGAGCAGCAGTTGCACGACTATTACCAGCTGCTCCTGAAAGAGCTGTGCGAGTCGACGGACCCGGCAGACGAAGTGCTGTATGACAAGCTCGATCGGGAGTATGCCCGTCAATGCGCCAGCCTGCAGGCCGCGCGCGAACGTACTACTGAGGCAGCAGCGCACCTGAAGAATGCCGTGCTGTCGCTGGGTCACACAGGCCATCTGGCCAACATCACACCGGAGACGTTTCAATGAAGATCAAATTGTTTGACCGCTTTCAGCACTACTACCTGGATAAAATCTGGGAAAACGCAGCCGCCGGTAAGGACGTGGCCGCAACGCTTGACCGCTACCTGCTCATGGTAGAAGGGTCGATGGACGTGGAGGAATTCATCTCCCAGTTGCACCTGAAGCTGCGCGACATGCCTGCTATCGATCCGGACAACGGGCAGTGGCGTACCTGGGGCTTCGTCGTGCCGTTCCACGGTCAGCCGGAGGACCAGTACATCTCCAATCCGCTGATTGTGGACGGCACCAATGAGCAGTCATTAGCCGTGGAGATCCCGGAGACAGGCGCAATCCTGCTGTGCGTTGAGAAGCGCGAGAAGGTGCTGCCGTCCAGCGCCATTAACGATGCGCTGTTTGACCGCGCCAAAGCGATGGCCGAGCGCGAAGACCGTGAGCTGAACCGGAAGGACTACGCCATCCTGAAGGAAGAAGTCACCGCCTCACTGCTGAAGACCGCGCCAGTTCGTCGCAGCCGCATCTACGTGATGTTCAATAAGCGCGACCTGATTGTGTTCACGTCCAGCCAGAAGGCAGCGGAAGAAACCACAGCGGTCATGCGTAAGTGCTTCTCCAGCCTGCCTACGGTGCCGGCATACACCAATCAGGTGAAGCTGCAGGACTTCTTCAAAGAGATCGTCAAGCACGGCGAGGTGGACGCTGACTTCCAGCCTGGCTCTACCATCAAGCTGCGCAGTGACGAAGGCGAAGTCATCACCGTGAAGGACGGCGAGATCGACGACGAGCGCTACACCGACCTGCTGAAGCGCGGCTTCGTTATCACGGAGATGGAATTCGACTGCCTGAGCAGCCTCCCGGGTATGCAACACATCTGGGTGAAGATGAACCACAAGGGCGACATCAAATCCTTCTCCACCAGCGCCGAACCGGACGAAGATGAATTCGATACCGAGTATGAGCGTGGGTCGGCAGGCTACCACTCCAAGATGGCCGAGCTGTGGGTGCTGCACAAGGCGATCCAGCAGTTCAACGTCTCGATGGCGGAGACGGGCGTGATGGTCAAACGTGAAGAGATTGCCGACTATGAAGACGGCGACACGGTGGCCATTGAGAAAGACGCCAAGCAGAAGGCCAAAGAGAAGCCTGCGCAGGCGCCAGAAGAGCCGGAAGATACAGAAGAGGAAGACGAGGATGACGACTGGGATATCTGATATCACGGCCGCCGATCGGGAGAAACACGAAAAGCTGCTGGCCGGTCTACCGGTTGGCAGTTCCTTCTTCCTCCCGGGCGTATTGCCAAAGCAGTGTGGGTATATCCGCAAGATGGGCTACAAGCTGGACGTCAGGCTGTCGATCCGGTACGTAGAATCCGACGAGATATACGGGACTATGGGCACCAGGATCAAGCGAGTCGAAGATGGCAAAGTACCTGAGCGAGACTGAATACTGGCAGGTGAAGGCCACCGGGGAGATCATGGAAGTCCCTGCCGCCGAGCGCAGCATGGAGTGGATGAAGGCATACCGCCGCGTTCGTCTGTTCCACCAAGCGGAGAGTGAGTGCGTCATCGTCTGTGACTACTATGACGAGCAGGCGCAGCTGAACGCCTGGCAGAACATGTGCGATGAAGTAGACATCGGAACGTGGAAATACTGGAAAATGATTTACGACAACCCAGATATATGATTTACTCATTACCAGCTCAAGTCGGACCCTTGTGCGCCCTCGCTGGTAGTGTTGACGGAATCGCCCGGACTAACCCCCCGGGCTTTTCTTTGTCCTGAATATGCTTGACATACGCGGTGTGTGTAATTAGTATTCTACTGTCACACCACCACAGCGAGAAACAGTATGTCACTCAAGAAACCAATACCGCGCATCCTGCGGTTCGACGAGCGCGACCCTGACAAGGTGTCGCTGTACCCTTTCCCCTACCCAAACGGTGAGCGCTGTATCGTCCTGACAGACGGGCAGAGCCTCAACATGTACGAGACGTCCACCGGGCAGACCGGAGCCCTCCTGAACGGTTTTGCGCCTCATATCGAAGCTGATATCAAAGAGCTGCATGACCGTATCTGCCGTGATGTGTACACGAAGCTGAAAGCGGAAGACCCGCTGCCGTGGCACGCGTACGACATCATTCTTTTCGACAAAGAGAACGGCGGACAGAGCGAGCACACCGCCAAAGCGCTGGACGAATGGTCATTCGACCCTGACTGGCCGGTGTCTCCGTCCGTATGCTGCGCGCAAATCCTTACGTGGATGCCACGCGACCACTTCACCCGCGGCTCCGATGACCAGGATTTATGGCAGCGTAGGTCCACGCTGAAACGTGCGCTGGTCAACATGGGCATGGCTAACCCGTACGCCAATCCTAATCCTAACCTCCGCTTCATGGTTATCGCCCCTGACCACTGGGACTGGCCACTGCAGGGCTGCGCAGCTGGCGACCGCAAACGCTTCTGGCGGCAGGTCGAGAATTGTTTTAAACGTGGGTACCGTGGCTGCATGGTCATCGACGTATGGCAGTCGTGGTCAGTAAACAGTGACGCATTCCAGTTAATCACCGAAGAGGACGTAATCTAATGAGCGAAGCAAAACCTGGAAAACTGAAAGCCGGAGACATCGTTGAGCACAACGATCGTGAAGGCATGTTGACGGTCAAGATGGTTCAGGGCGATGAGGTTGTCGTGTCGTCTGAGACAATGCATTTAGGCGTGTACAACCGTGACAAGCTCTTCCTGATCCCGGGGCAGGACTATAACTACCTGCGCCGCATCGTCGTGGACACGATGAACGCGGTAGGAAATGAGATAGGGCGCAGCAATCTTTCTTCCGATCGAGGTGCACTCGCCGTGACGCGTCGCCTGTATGCTGCTGGCGTTCGTCGCAGTGAAGAAGACCTGGTTAACCACGTTAGGCAAGCCATTACGCTGACCATTAGCGGGTGCGTATCTTCTGAGGCTGTGCAGGATATGATCCGCGCGAACCGTCACCGCGTCCGTGACGTCGGCACTGGACACCCGCTGTTCACTCCCGCACCGGGCACGGAAGCCGACGTAGAGCCAGTCATTGAGCCGGAGCAGAAAGACCCTGCCACCGTGCTTCAGCATACCGACCTCACCGGCCACAGCGAGACGCTGGTGCAGCAGCTCAATGATGATGAACTGGCGCTTATGTGCTGCGACGTCGCGGACATGCTGGCCAACGCAATGGGCTTCACTTCCGGTACCAGCGCTCACTCGAAGAAGCCGCTCAACCTGTCATCGTTGCAGCACCGCATTACCTACTGGGGCGAGCCGCGCGGTAACGTGCGCAAAACGCAGGTGTGGGAGATGGCCAAAAAGGTTGTCGCTCACTGCCGCATGGCTGAAGTAGAAGACGCCGTGGAAAACGTGTTCGAAGCTATCCGTCAGCAGGAAGACCCAGAGGACGATTTATGATTACCAGCTCCACCGTCGTGGGTGCCGTGAAACAACCGTGGCAGACCCAGCCTGAAACCCACGCATTCGAAGTGCGCGTGGACGAGGATAAAGGTACCCTGGCGCTGGAGCTGCCTACCGGTACCAAAATTGCACTGGACTACAAACAGCTGCGTGACATGGTTCTTCGTCTGGAGGCGAGAAAGTAATGGCCAAAGTAAAAGTATCTCAGCTCAAAGCTGGTGATAAGATCCGTACATCATCACAGGGCGTCTTCACTATCGTCGGTCTTATCCGGGTGTTCCAGCTGGAGAATCGCCGTGAGATGTATAACTTCGAAACCGACTCATCGAGCAGACGTTTCTGCGCGCGGGGCGGGGCAAAGGTCGAAGTCCTCAACAAATAATATCGAGGTGTCGATATGTCTTTAGAGCACAAGCACGTCGTCCGCAATAACGACGAATTTATCTGTACTGCCTGCGGTAAATCGTGGGATGCCACAGACCGAGAGCCGCCACCGTGTGATGCCGTACGTCACCAGAGTGCGCCTATCAAAAGCATCCAGAATCTACCGCGTACGATCGGTCCGCGCAGCATGGGCAAGTCTCCGTCCGACGTGACGGTAAACATCGCTGCTCACTGGCCAACGCCGGAAAACCCTAACCGCCTCATGGAGCGCATGCTGGTAGAGCACGCCAACGCCCGGCCGCTTACCCGGGAGGACTTCTCCACGGTAACGGCGTGGCTGGTCAGCGAGATAGGCGACGAACGCCGTGCCATGCTGGTGTACGCGCCTGACCGCCATTCAGCCCAGACGTACGCCGTTGCCGTGACCGGACGTACCGCCACGATGGAAGTGCGCCGTCTGGGTGCGATGGACAAGCACGGCTACGGGCGCAGCGCGTACGTTGAGATGAATCCACGTCTGCTGAAGGTCGCATCGAATGCGGCAGGCCGGGAGGTTGTCTCGCTCGTCACCTGGCGCCGGACGGCATGAATTATTACAACGAGTATGACCAGGTGGCGGCCGAAAGGCTGCGCCTGCTCATGGATGCTGGACTCATACCGCAAGGCATCGTGGACACGCGGAGTATTGTAGATGTCAAACCAGAAGACCTCCGGGGATTCACCCAGTGTCATTTCTTCGCCGGAATTGCAGGATGGCCGCTTGCCCTCCAGCTCGCCGGGATCCCAGACTCTTTCCCGCTGTGGACGGGCAGTCCTCCGTGCCAGCCTTTCAGCGTGGCTGGATCAGGCCTCGGGCGAGACGATTCACGTCACCTGGCTCCGGCCTTTCTCAACCTCATTGCAGAGTGTCGTCCTCCAGTCATCTTTGGCGAGCAAGTTGCAGCGGCGATCAAGAAACACCACTGGCTTGATGCTCTACTCATTGAGCTGGAAGAGGAAGGCTACACCTGCGGGGCGCATGTATTACCAGCAGCAGGCGTCGGCGCTCCGCACAAACGTGACCGACTATTTTTCGGCGCGGTACTCCTGGACAACCCCGAGTCATTCCGACGGTCGACGGGGCGGGACGGGCATTACACCTGGGATGTCGGGCAGTTCGCTCGCTCAGCAGGTGAAGATGACAAACTGGTCTACACCGAGGATTGGCGGCAGCAACGAGACGCTGGAAAACTGGCTGACGCGCAAGCAGAAGGAGTACGACACGTACCCGGGCAAGGGGATCGGGACGCCATCGGTGGATGTGCAGGCCCAGATGACCAATTGGCCGACGTGCGGGTGCAGCGACGATCGGAGTCCGAACGTAGCGGACGCGATGTCGTGGTACCGGGAGGACGGGTCGAAGAAGCAGAAGCGCCTGCAGGACGTGGCAGCCACGGCAACATGGCCGACGTCCAGCGCGACGGACCACAAGGGCGGCTATCAGGGTGGCAGGATCCGCAACGGCAAACTCTCGGTGGACAGGCTGGATGTAGCCGCGCAGCTGGTTATGCCGGATTACCCGATTCGCATCACCCTGGATGGAACGATGCTGACTGGCTCTATTGCCGGGATGAGCGCTTCCGGCCCGTTGAGCCCGGAACATTCCCGCTGGCTAATGGGATTCCCGGGCGTGTGGGGCTACTCAAAGGATATGGTAACGCCATCGTTCCTCAAGTCGCGGCCCGGTTCGTCAGTAACTTTATCCTCGCAGCTGGTGAGACTGGCCGAGGCGATATTTAGAAACCGTTTAGCAAGAGAGGCGCTTAATGGCCAGAAAGAATAAAGGCTATCCGATCCTCGCCCCGTTGGTACCACGCACGCTGGTAGTCGCGTCGTGCATTGCCGCTGACGCTGGGTGGGATGAACCAGAAAGGTTTCGCTGGCCAGGTGAGGTCGTCCATGAGGGCGTGACCACCAGCGGGAAGACCGTCGCGCAGTTCTTGCTGTGGGACAAGAAAGAAAACTTCTTCGTACTGAAGACCTGGGACAAACGTTACCTCGCACTGGCGAGGCCAAAGGACATGCCGATCGAGGAACCACGATATGAGTAACCAATACGTCCACGACCTGCGCGCGGTGATGCAGCAGGAGGCGCACACGGCCAACGAGATTGGCGACCAGTGGCGTACTCCGGACTGGCTGTACCTCGCGCTGAACCAGCTGTACGGGCCTTTCGTTATCGACCTGTTCACTGACGGGCAAAACTCGAAGTGCAAGCACTACTACACTGCCGACGATAACGCGCTGACGCAGGATTGGCGGGAAGGGCTACGCCGCGGTGCTGCGCTGCACGAGGTAGCGATCGAGGATGCGAAGGGATTCGCTAACCCGCCATACAGCATCAAGCGAGCTGCGCGCGGCCGCAATGCTCCACACGTAACCGGTATGCAACACATCATGCAAAAGGCGCACGCCGAGCACAGGGTGGGCATGCCGACGTGCTGGCTGACCAAATCTGCGACTTCCGAGGGATGGTGGCCTGACGCGCTGTGCTCGAAGATTATCCATATCAAAGGGCGCATCGGTTTTGACGTGCCTCACTGGTACCGACCAGATGTTTTAGCATCAGATGCCTCTACCGCCGGCTTCGGTGCGTCCATAATCCTCTTCGACGGCGAGAGCAATGAACGCCAGCCGGAGGAATACATCTCCCGGGAGCTGCTCATGGAGATCGGTATGCCGCTGGTGAAAGCCACTGCTGCAGATCGTGACCGCTGGGTGCGACTGTGGGATGAGCTGTAACGCATAAATAGTTTTAGCAGACTATTCTGAAGAGGAAGGCTTCTCCCGTTTGTTATGTTATAGCGGGAGCTACAAGCTACTAGCGGAGGCCGATTATGGCTATCAACAACAACAAACGCGTTAACGTCGCAATAACTATCGCCCTTGCATTACTGGGGCTGTATTACATGTGGACTGCCGTTGGTTCGTCAGTCTGCACTGCGTCCGGGATTGCAAACCAGACACGTACGACCTGGGCACCCGTGACAGGCTGTGTTGTAGATCCAGCTGAACAGCCGTGGAATAAGCTAGAAAACCGTTGACACATCTCCCGTGTGTAATCTATATTTCCCTTGAAGGTATAACCAACGAGGGAATTTTTCATGGTCAACGAAAAAGTGGTACGGGAGCACCAGCGCGTTGAACGTTTACGACGTCGACACATGCTGTTCGCGCAAGCCTATACAGAAATTAGGCGCGCAATCAAAGCCATGAGGCAGGATGGAGTGCCGGGGATCTCGACGAACTTCAGCCCCATCCATTACCACATGGACATTTTGCCGGGCGTTAACTCGCACCTTATCCCGGCTAAGTACGTGGGATGGCGGCGTCTGCGAGCCATCGACGTTTACCCGGATCCGCACAATCGGGGCAACGTGGTGATCGCTTTTAACGCTGATTATCAAGCCCGAAAGGGCACCTGACAGGAGCAACATAATGACCCTTACACTTGAGCAGCGCGTTGAACGACTTGAGGCTGTAGCGCGCCGCACACCTGGCTGGGCGCAGTATCACTACATCGAATGGCAGAAGAAACGCGTGGAGGAATTGCGTGCGACCGGATTCTCTCACAGACGGGCGAAGGCACAGGCCTGGCACGAAGCGCAAAAGATGGATTTTACGCAAGTCAGTTAGAAAGTATTTGACACACATGAAGTGTACAATCATAATGCTCCTGTAGACCAACACTACCGGAGCATTTTTCTTATGAGCAAACCACTAATGGGCATACGTGCCTCCCTCGAATTTCGTGCTTACACTCAATCCGACCTGCGCCGCGTCGAAGAGATGGCCAGCAAAGCGCGGAAGGAGATGTATGAGCGCGTCCGTGAAGAATCCGCTCGCCAGATCAAAGAGCACATGGACTGGGTAGTGCAGTGTGCCATGACCTTCGGCTACAAAATTGACGACCTGCAGCTTATCGCCAGCAGCACGGGCCTGACCTCTAACGCCTCGATCGTGGTGAAGAAGACCACTCAAGTGCTGGGCTGGGCAGAAGCCGTCTGGGTACACGACGAACTGCAGGTAACTACCTCTTCCATCTACGGCACCGAACAAAAGGATCCAGCATGAACGTACGTGATTTAGTCCGACTGGCACAGGACGCGAACACTAGCGCCACTGTGACCATCCAGCCCGGCGAGAAGGGTCGCATCCATGTCCTGTGGGCGTGGAAAGAAGACCGTGGGCAGGTCATCATCACCAACGACATGCTGGACGAAGACCGCTGGCCGCACTTCGCTATCCGGTCCTACCTGCAGATGGCGGCGGAAAAGATGTCGCGCGCTGGCGGTACGCCTAACCGGAAGAGCCCGTTATTCATGCCTGCCACCGAAGTGCTGGACTACCAGCGCCAGAAGGACTTGCTGGACATGAAACTGGCTTCAGGCGTCATCTCCCTGCAGCATTACGTCGACGCGCTGGTGGTACTGCTGACGCGCCGCCACAAGGACAACGCACTCTGGTACGGAGCGAACAAAGATGGCTAAACCTCGTTACAGACTTGTTCGGCTTTGCCAGCTAAACCCCGGAGATGTGTTCTGGTCATTAATCAGTGGGCGCGCGATTAAAGGCGATAAGATTTACTACATGCCGAGAGAGGTGTTTAAAGGTCGTCTTATCCATCACACCAACGGCGGCGAGAAAGTCAAGATTCTCGAAAGTCCCCACCTCTCAACCCTGGGCTTCGAGATGCACACAAGCAAAGACAGACAGGTTTTTGTGGAGGTGGACAATGGCTAAACGTCTCGTAGACAAAGCGCTGGAACACCTGGAGTACACGGAAGATATGCAGCTGTACAACGAGGACCAGGCAAGGCAGGCAGTCGCCGCTGGCGTACAGACCGAGAAGTCGGTTGAGCCTATCCTGAAAAAGTTAAACCTGCGGTTGAAAGTGCGCGGCCTGATCCGCCATGACCGTACGCTGACGAAAGATAAGAGAGGTGTCTGGTATGTCTAAACCTCGCGTTCGTCTCATGAAAATCGGGGAGTGTTATAACGGGCAGCGCGCCTGGCAGAAGCAATGTCTGCACCCGATAACCATCATCACGGTGAATAAACGCACCTGTGAGGCCATCTTCCACAAGGGCCATGAGTTTGACATGGAAGCCAAACGCCTGCGCATGAGCAGCTGGCTACGCGTATGGGCGATTGTAGGATGAAGACGGTACTCGACATGTGCTGCGGCAGTCGCGTCTTCTGGTTCGACCGGACTGACCCGCGCGTCGTCTTCTGCGACATCCGTGTCGGCACGTACGAGATGACGGACCGCGTGATCGAGGTGAAGCCGGACGTGCAGTGCGATTTCCGCCAGCTGCCGTTTGCCGCCGATACATTTGAGATGGTGGTCTTCGACCCGCCACACGTTACTAAGGCTGGGCCGCGCAGCTTACTGCGGCATAAATATGGACTGCTTAACCGGCAGACGTGGCGAGAGGATCTCGCAAAAGGTTTCAGCGAGGCTTTCCGTGTGCTCAAGCCGGGCGGCACGCTGATATTTAAGTGGAACGAAACCAGCATTAAGGTGAAAGAGATCCTGCCGCTGGTCAACGAAGTACCGCTGTTCGGCCACCGCTCCGGTAAGCGAGTGGACACACATTGGATATGCTTCAGAAAAGGTGATTAGCATGACACAGAAAAAGATGTTCGCCCTGGACTTCTCTACCATCGAGCTGCGCATCCTGGCAGCAATGGCCAGCAAAGAGCTGAACAACATGAATATGCTGAAGGCGATGGAGATGAACGTCCCGCCTGAAAAGTTTGAATCGGCCAAACTGACCCTGCGGAATATCACGGAAAAGGTTGAAAGAAAACTGCGGGAAGACTAATCTCAATACCGATGTGACGTACTGCAAAAACAATATGACCCAGCTTTACTATTCGCCCCTGTCAGTCGATATCCCTTCTGGCAGGGGCGTTTTCTATTATGCGCTCGGCGGGATGGCCGCAATCTGACGCGCAATCTCATCGTGGATAACCTTCGGCGACCACAGACGCACGGCAGTCTCGGTACCAGTCTGGAGCTCCAGCGCCGTACCGGTAGCAGGCAGAGTTACTGACCCGCCACCACCGCCACCCACGTCACCAGTCACGACCACCTGGACGAACCGACGCAGATTGACGTTATCGCCGAGGATCTGGGTAGCCCCGAACAAGTGGGTATTCGCCGTAGCCAGTTTGGTGTCCAGTTTCGTACCCAGCTCGCCCAGGCTATCCGCCGACACAACGTCGTACGCGGTGATCGCGCTGTCGGACTCACCCATCATCTGACACAGCTGGCGCGCGCTGGAGCTGTTGCCCACGATAAAGATCTGGCCGAGAGGCTGGACGTCGGTATCGAGCTTCGCTGCGACGTTGGCAGCCAGCTCTGCAGCGTTATTGCCGCTCACTACGATAATTGGCATATCACTTCTCCTGTGTTTGGTGTCGACTGCAGACCTCGGCAGCCCGTTTGCCGCCCCAGCCACACAATCGCTGGCCGGTGCAGTCGTGAGTGTAAATCTGTTCTGCGGTTTTGTCTGTTAAAACGTCATCCTTGCCAATGTAGATTGCGTTGGCCACCAGACAAAAATCGCGTGGTTCAGTCGTCTTCTGAATCCCGCATCCAGCCATCACGGAGACGCTTATTAGCATCGCCAGAAGGCAGGCTATTCGTTGTGTCACGGACATCATTTGTCTCCTTCCTGACCTCGACATGCTGCTGGTTCTCTTCCTTCTCCGCCTGCAGCTCATCTTTCTTCCGCTGGAATTGCTCGCTGATTGTGCCGCTGCGCCGGCCACCAAACCAGACGCCAATCAGGACTCCAACGAAAGCGAGCGCCACAAGGACGCCCGTTTTAATCTTCGACCAGATGGACATTACGCGGCCTGCCCTGCCGAGTATTTGCGGTACTGGACGTACGCCAGCCACAGGCCGATGGCAACGGTCACTACCCCGAAGCCGATACGCACCCACTCACCGGACGTGATGTTGTCCTGCTGGCTGCGCACCGCGTCGATGATAGGCTGGCTGACATCCACCAGCTGACCAACGCCCACTGCAGCGACACCACCAGCGGCAGCGGTAGTCTTCGTGACAGGGACGGATGCGACCGCCGGTTGTGGCTTCGCTACGCCAGCGCGACGCAGCGCTTCGTCGATGACGTCATCCGGGTACCAGCCATTGACGTTCTTATACGGCGTGACGCCTTTCACTTTCGGGTCGCCTTCCTCGTGACGGATGATCCCTTCGACCAGGCCGCGCAGGGTGACATAGTCGTGCAGGTTCAGCGTCTCGGAGTCAGGCGCGACGTTCAGCACCCGGGCAATCTGATTGGAGTAGGCGATCGTGTCGTTCTCGTTGGAAGGTGCCCAGCGATCGATGACCTCACGGATGGAGTCAATCTTGCTGCCGTCGTTGGCCTTGCGCTTGTCGTAATAGGTGATAAGGGTAACGGCGATGGCACGGATGCCGGACACCGGGTCGACGAACTGAGCGAATCGGTCGTCGGTAGCTTTGGTCCGTTTTACCAGGCCTTGCCACGGACTACCCCACTCGATATTGCCCGGGTTATTATTGCGAATACCCCGTGGCAGTTTGGGATCACCAAAATAATCTGTGTACTTCGGCATAATTATCGTCCACGTTGTTGGTTAGCTAATCGGTCAATACCCTCTTTCACATCGCGCATGTCCTGCTTGTACTCGCTGCGAAAGGCGGTAAGTTGGCTGGCGGTGTCATTACGCAGAGACGAGTAGGCCGAGTCCTGCTGGCTCACCTGCGTCTGCAATACTCTGATATCGCCCATTGACATTAACTGCTGATTATTCAACGCCGTGATCTGGCTGTTGATGTAGGTGATTGAACCGGCAATCATTGCTGCGATGGATAACAATGTCGGGATGTTAAGTGTCAGGTCGAGCTTGACTCCCGCGCCCTTTTCCACTTCCTGACTCTGTTCAGACATTACTTACTCCCCCATTAAAAACGGGCCGAAGCCCGTTGGTCATATCAGTACACGAATCGGCATACTATCCGCACCCGATGTCTGCGCGGCGGTGCCGGTAGCTGATACATCGTCAGGTCACGTCGTGCCACCGTCTGACGCACCTGATTTACCCGTGCAAGGGATTGAGGTGCATCCTTGTTCGGGTAAGTCGCCTTAAAAGCCGCCTGCTGTGACAGCTGGGCTACCACCGCCTGAGACTGCGGAGAGTCTTTGTCGGGATAGTTAGCTGTCAAAGAGACGGCCTCGGCTAACTGCAAAGCTAACACAGGAGAGTGTAGCGTACCAGCGTCAGGGAAGTTGGATTCGTACGTTAGTTGCTCGGTCAGTTGCCATACGACATTCGGGGATCGGTACGTGCCCGGATCCGGATAAAACTCGTCAATGGCCACCTGCTCTGAGAGCTGCGGAATGATAGCGTAATTCGTCGGCAAATGCGCGTCAGGGTAGTCCGCCACCAGCACTAATTGCTCCAGCGCTTGTGTAACGTCAACGTTACTGCTCGGCACATCTGTGGACGGATAATCAGCCACCAGCGCCAGCTGCTCGATGCCCTGCAGCACGAAGATGCCGGACGTCGCCATCTCTTCCGGCGTCGGGTACTGGGTCGCCTGCACTGCCTCGATACGCAGCTGAGGAACGCGCGTACGTGAGATAGGCAGCGCCAGCGGCAGACGTTGCGCCACCAGCTCGGTCAGTTGCGGCAGGAACGCTTTCTTCGAGTTATCGTAAATCGTGCCCGGATCCGGATAGAAGGATGCCGGAGGCTTCGTGGAGAAGAGCACCCGGAGCTGCGGCACCTTCTCGTACGACTGCGTGTTGGCCGGTGGGTAGGTGGTCTGCTGCAGCACGTCGATGCGCAGCTGGCGAGCCTCCAGTCTGGTCATTGTCCCGGGAGCCGGGTAGTTCGCACCACCGGCCACAATCGTACGCACCTGCGGCACACGTTCACGAGAGATTGGCGGCGCTTCCACCCGGGCCTGTACGACTGCAGCGCGCAGCTGGCGGTCATAAATCATGCCCTGTTTAACCGGCATCACAGTCGGTGCCACGGCCAGGTTGTACACCTGCTTCGCGTGGATGACGCCTACCGGCTCCGGCATGTCTGTAGCCTGCACCGCCTGACTGACAACCTCGCCTACACGGGTGAGCGAGTACGGCAGCCCTTCAGCTGGACGTTTGGTAACAGCCTGCGACCTGACCAGCGCGGCACGAGTAAGCGAACGTGGCAGCCCTTGTGTCGGGCGCTTCTGTGCCACCAGCGCGAAGGTCTGACGGATGTACGCAGGCGACGTCCAGATAGGCAGCGGCTCACTGGCCTGCAGCACCGTCATGAATTGCTGCGTGACGAACTCGCCGGACGTCGGGGTGTACGGAATATCGAGTGACTGCAGGACCAGCATGTATTCCTGCGCCACGAAGTCACGGGACCAGATGTCGCCCGGGATGGTGTAATTGAAACGGCTTACTGCAGCAGCGCGCACCTGCTTCGCCATGTCGTACGACTGCACCACGTTAGGCTTGGCCTGCAGCACCAGCTCACGCATCTGCGGGACACGCGTGTAAGACCACAGGAACGGCATCGGGTCAGCCTTCACAGTATCGAGCTGGAAGACCTGATTGACTCGCTCCCGGGAGATGACCTGGCTGAGAGGTTTCTCCGGGTGAGTCTGGATCGCCTGCGCGCGGACCTGCGCCGTACGAGCTGGTGGGCCGACCTGTTTCTGGTTGATGATAAAGGCAAGGCGAGCGGTGGAGACGAAGCCCGCCGGTGGTCGGATAATAAAGCCGAGACGAGAGGTCTGCACTACCCCAGACAGATCCGGATTGCGGGTAGCCGCCACCAGCGACACGACGCGATACGTGCCCATCCTGAACGTCGGCGCATCCATGTAGATAATGTCGATGCGTGCGGACAGAAGCCCGGCGAACAGGTCAGGGTTACGCGTGTTAGCCGTCAGCGCGGTAACGCGGTATGTCGCCATCCTGAAGGCAGGAGCGTCTTTATAGATGACCCCGACGCGGGAGGTCTGCACCACGCCGTTGAGATCTACACTCCCGCCATTGTAGGTCAGCGCCACTAAGCGATAGCTGGCGACCTTAATATCTTCGGCCATCTGTTATCCCTAAGATTTGATGGAGAAGCCGGACTTGAGCGCAGCGACATCTGCGTATGTCCAGTTTGTATTGTCCGGTTTCTTGCCCTGGTAGACAGGAGCGAACTGATACGCGCCACCGGAAGGCAGCAGCAGGTCCGCCACCGACACGATGCCTGACCCGGTGTCCAGTTCTGCCGTCAGGGTGTGGGCAGCGGCCCCGGCGTTCGCCACGTAGTGCTCGAAGCCCACGGATAGCACCTGCTGGCCAAAGCCTGCGAGGATGTTCCCCTGCTGATACTGTTCACGCTTGCCCACCACGTTAGCCGTGATGTACCCGGTAGCGCCCGGTGCAGCAACGAAGTCGGCGAGCTGGCTGTAATGCGCGGTACCGTCGCCGCCCGTCCACTCGGTGATGACGTCGGCAGTGGCAGTAACCGGAAGCACGCGCGCCGTTCTTCCCGGGCGATACTGCAGGCCTGCTGTAGCCGGGTCGACCGCCACCAGATCCCAGATGTAGGTGGTGATGGTTGGAGGTGGAGATACGCCGTTCTGGGTACCGAAGACCAGCTGCAGCGACCCCTGTACGCCCGGCGCGATAAGAGACACACCGGACGTCGGCAGGATCAGGAAGTCGTCAATCCAGATACGATAGTCGCCCGTGGCAGACCGGTAGGCCTCAACCTTGTAGTCGGTGTCAAAGTTATACGGCAGGGTGTTCACCTGCGCGCCTACTTCCTGCCCGGATGCCGTGGTACCGATTTTGTTGTTGGTCATCTCCCACAACACGTTGTTCGATACGTTGGCCGCACCGGTACCCATGTTCAGCGACACGCGCTGGATCAGCTGACGGGAGTTTCCGTTGTTCACCGTACGCATCTTGAAGGACAGGTAGCCGGCGCCAGAAGTCGGGAACGGCAGGCCAATCATGTATCGCCCCTGGTTCGCGTCAATCAGATGGTTAATCTGCAGGCGCTTACGCGTGACGCCCTGATCCGTAAAGCTCTGGATAGCCGTAGTGAAGTTGGAGTTGTTGGCGGGAATAGTAAACCCCCGCACGTTGAGAGAGGCGATGTCCGGCACCTCGAAGTTTTCCATGCGGTAGACGCCCATGACGGCTCCTTAGCTCAATAGTTTGATGCCGATGGCAGCTGCAGTGATTTCACTTGGCGTCCACTTTAAACCGGTTTTCGGGTTGAGCGATACGTCGAAGGTATAGTTCGTCATCGTCGTGAGCTGCAACGTGGCCGACTTCGCACTCTGCCCGTTGGTACCGTCGTACTGTGTCGCCGCCGTCAGGACGTGCGTGCCTTCCGCCATTGTCATCGCGTACGTCTTCACCGCGGTCCCGTAGATCGTAGCCGCGTTCGCCGCCACTGCGTCAGGGCCGACGTACAGGTCTGTGGCCGCCAGCCCAGCTGTCAGGTATGCCGGAGTAGCGGCGTCGTTATACTGCTGCAGCACAGCGGCGTTGGACGCGTAACCAGTCGGGCGGTCCCACTGCACAGAGAAGTCCGTCTGTGGTGCCACCTCCAGTACGCGAGCTCCCGGACCGAGCACACCCGTATGGACGGAATCGAGGCCGAGCACGTACATGTTCGAGAAAATCATGTCGTGCGTGCCGTTCCCGTTGTTCGCGTTGTTCCCGGTCCACATCCCTACGCCGAAGCCGTTCTTCGTTTTGAAGGTGCCGGTATAGGTGACGTCCAGGACCAGAATGCCGTTCGCGTAAGCCCTGAGTCGCTGCACGTCCGTCTCGATGAGAATCTCGTAGTGAGTATCGACGTTGGCCTTCAGCTGGTCGGAAGTCGCCGTCTCGGTGCCAGCTGCGCTGTACGCGATACCTGCAGTCACACCGTCAGTCGGCAGATAGAAACGGCAAAGCAGCCCCGGAGGTGCCGACGTGGAGTTGGCCGGTGCCTGCGTCAGCGCGGTACCATCCAGCACACAGATGGACGGGCCCGTCGTGGCGCTCGATACAGTCGGCACAAACTGGCACATGAAGCCGATGACAAATTTATCGTACGGCGTTGTTTCGATGGCCTGCATTGCGAGACTAAGCCACGTAAATGCCGTGGCCGAGTTTTTACGGATATTCATCTTGTTGCGTGATGGAAATACCGTGTCCGCCTGGATGATGGCCTGAGTCGTCGACCCTGCGGCCGACGTGCCGTTGATGATGCCGTATGGAAGCCACCCGGCTTTGTAGAGGACCGACGCCTGCCCACCTGCTGTAGTAATGAGGGAAGGAAAGTTGATCGTCTGACGAGCCAGGGTGGTGAAGCCGTCCACATATTGTACGGACATACTCTCTCCTTAGCGCGTACGGATGCCGAACTGCAGCGCTTCGACGTTGCCCTGGTTCCAGTCACCGCCGCCCGGCAGCTGCTCAAAGGTCGCCTGATAATACTTATAGGCTTCAGTCAGGGAGATCTGAGTCTCGCTGGTGCTGCCGCCTTCAGGCTGAACGAGCAGGCCGATCTTACGGTCATCCACGTCACCCTTACGAGCGTACGCAATGATGGACACGGCAAAGACCTGATTGTTGGTCGGCAGCGCGGTATTGGAGCGGTACAGATCCGTCGCACCAGCAGTGTTCGACTGCAGGTACGGGGCGTTCGCTTTGCCCGGCTCCAGCTGCGATACAACGCCCCAGTGCGTCGTAGGCGCTGGCGTAGTGCCGTTGGCTACGATTTCCCACTCGGTAGTGATATCGGCAGACGGCGCACGCGTAGTGACCTCCACAGGATTCAGGCGCGCGTTGTTGCGGCTGCCAGTACCGTCGATAACATAGAAGTCGTCGAGCAGCTGGACGCCAGCTTCCGGCGCAGTACCGACCTGACCCCAGACGATTGTGGCGACCGCCGGTTGTGACACAGATGAGATGTCCACGGTCAGCTGCAATTCGTTGTTCGCCCAGATCTTGACGGTCTTCGCGGCGAAGTCGCATTCCACTTCGAAGTAATACCATGCGTTCAGGATCAGCGGGTTGAGGCCCAGCGTGCCATTCACGCTAATCTTCCCGGTGGTCGCATCCCAGTCGATGTCAATGACGTTCTCGATACGGCAGATACGCATACGGGATCCGGAGGCATTCATCGCAAAGCCGAAACAAACGTACGTCCCGGTGTAGGTGAAGCCCCATGACAGGGAGGCGTTAGTGGACGAGTTTCGCGCTACGGTGAACTGCAGGGCGTGCGCGCCAGTTCGTCTGCCCGGTGCTACTGCGAAGGTGGCGTCGGACGCGTTACGCACGGTGTAGCCGTTAGCCGTGAGATACGGCTCAAGCGTCTGACCTTTCACGCCATCAGCGGCGTAGTGGTCGAAGCCGTCACAGAATTTAAAAGCCATCGGTATTCTCCTTATGGGCGTACTGCGACGCCGAACGGTACGGTGGTAACGAGCTCATCCGTCCAGGCGGCATCGCCGGGCGCAGACTCAAACACCGCGTAACTGTATTTTGGTTTGGTGGATAGCTGTGTGTCCACTACTTGTTTCTGAGGCTGACCCTTACGCCCCACCACCATGCCCAGCTGTCGGGCGTCGATATCGGATTTCTTGTTCAGCACCGTCATGCCCACGGCGATGATCTGCGCGCCGGAGGGCAAGCCCTGATTGGAGAGGAATGTGTCAGTGGCTCCGGAGACGTTGGACTGGATGTACTGGTCTGGGTTAGGCGGCTGATTGGCCACCAGCGGCCAGTGGTCACTCCCGGTAGATGGCGACCATTCCTTATCGACGTCGCTGGTGGGGATGCGCGACATAACGGCAATCGGCCCTACGCGGTCAGTGTAGCGGCCAGTGGCAGCGTCGATCACCATGATGTCGTCAATCTTCTTGCTGTCGTTGGCGACGCTGGCCCAGTTGCAGTTGAACGTTGACAGGTTGGCCGCGCTGGACGGCAGACCGACCTCGATGTCCTTCCCGTTATTCACGTATACCTGCAGCAGACCGTTGGCCTTGTCCACCACGATTTCGAAGTAGTACCACAGACCCAGCAGGATAACCGCTGTACCGACACCGTTCGCAATGCTGATCTTGCCCGTCGACTCATCCCACGCCAGCGTACCGACGTTGGTGATCGAGATGATGTTGCTGCGCTTGGACGCCGCGTTGTACGCGAAGCCCAGGACAAACTTGCTCTGTGATGAGGTGAAGATGCGCTGCATGGTGCCCGTGGCTCCCAGCTTGATGCATCGCCCGTCCTGCGTGCGCGCCTCGTCGATCGTTACGTCGCCTGCCACCGTATAGCCGGAGTTATTCATGTACTCGGCCAGTGGTGACGGGTTGCCAGCGCCGGACACGTCGCGCAGCTGGTCGAAGCCTTCCATAAAAAGAATCATGTAATCACCCTAAGATAAGTTTCACGCCAAACTCAGCAGCGGCGAGACTCGCTGCATCATAGCCTGCCGGACTGAACATGGTGTAGCGGAATGTCCAGTCACGAGTAATATTCGCCTCCCGCTTCACCTGGTCGTCAATGTTGAAGTCCAGATTCATCGGGTCAGACGTCGCCTTCCTGAATAGCGTGATGAGCTGCAGGTACCGGATTGGGTTGCTGTCAGGCAACGGTGATGACGAGAAGAAGGTGTTCTGGTTGCCATCCACTGCAGTGTAGATAAATTTGTCGAGCTCGTTAATCGGTGGCGACACCGCCTGCCAGCGCGTACCGGTACCGACGTAGGACCAGTCAGTCTTCGTGCCGTCTGCCGTTGGCGTGCGGGTGGACACCTGAATCGGCTCGATGCGCGCGCCGTCAGTGATGTAGATGTCGTCGTAGATCCGGGATCCGTAGTCGGCAGGGTTGGTGAACAGCGACCACGGGTTATACGTCACCACCAGCGACCCGGTAAGGAACGCCGGAGCTGCGATGCTGATATCCTGCTTGCCGTTGACGAACGCCGTTACCGTGTTGGCGGTCTTATCGATCACCATCTCGATATAGTACCAGCGGTTCTTCAGCGGGTTGACGTAGCCCGGGGTGCCAGCCTGAAGCCCTGTGCCCATGTTCAGCAGACCCGTTACAGGGTCCACCCACATGTACAGGTTATTCGCACCAGCGCCAATGGCCACCAGCGGCCCACGAGCGTCGTACTTCACCGCGAAGCCGATAGACAGGAGGTTGCCTGCCATCGCCCATGTGCGTGTGAACGAGCTGCGGTACACGCTGATTGCCCGGCTGTTCCCTTTCCTGCCGCCTACCACTGTAACCGCACCAACGCCGTAACCGGCCATGCGCATTAACGCATCGCCCCTGTCACCTGCAAATTGTTCAAAGCCGTCGATAAAGGTGGCCATGTGTTCCTCACACGAATCTGAATCGGATGACCAGTCCAAAATTCTTGAACGTGTCAACCGCTGTTGCCGGGCCACGGAGCGTGAAGCGATCCCCTTTAGCGAAGGAGATGGCGTTACCGCCCGTCGTGGCAAACGTGGCGCTGTACGACCCTTGCTGCACCGTTATTGTACCTACGTTGGTGCCGTTACGCTGCACCCTTAACTGGATATACGCCGGAGCCGCCTGCAGCATGTCAAGAACGCTGCCCGTCATGTTGGCCGGCAGGATCATCGGGTCAAGAATCGGCAGGTGGACCAGTGCCTCGTCGTCGTACATGGCATCCGTCACGGTGATTGCGACGTCGTACGCCGTTGGCTTGACGGTAGGGTCTGGTCCCGGGTCAACCGGGTCTTCCCCTGTAATCTCGTCTTCCCAGTTGGTACCGTTGAACCAGACGAACTGGTTGGTGGAGATGAGCCTGAAACGCCACCCGTATCGAGGCGTATAGAAGACCCACGCGCCTTCCACCAGCACCGCCAGATCGCCACCGTGCTGCGCCCATTCGCCTGACGGGTTGGCAGCGATGATGTAGCGGTCGCCCTCCACCGAGTCGGCAGGCGGAGAGCTGAACGTCATGGAGATAATGACCCCGTGCAGCAGCGTATCGAGCAGCACTAAGTCGTCGTTTACCGGGCCGCCCCAGAAGTCTTCGCCGCGTACCCATCCGTAGTTAAGCCCCTGGTTAGGGGCATTCTTCAATGGCATTAATTACCTCCAGTCTGGTCAGGCAGATTGGCCGCCCATCCGTGGTCCCAGTTATTCGACCAGCCAAACACGTTATCCGGGTCCGGTTCTGGCTCCGGCTTAGGGTCAGGCGGGTCAGTGTCCGGCACTTCAGGATCCGGATTCGGGTCTGGGTTCTCCGGGTCAGGCGTTGGGTCAGTACCGCCACCATCCCCCGGCGTGCCCGGGTCAGGGTTGTTCGGGTTAGGGTCTGGACTGCCCGGATCCGGATAGTTCGGGTCAGGCGGTATTGTGCCTCCGCCCGGTTTCTCGCCCGGCGATAGTGGGTATGACGGCAGGATCAGCACCATACCGTAGCCCTGCCAGTTGTATTTCTCGTCACGCACGGCGTTGACGGATAACTGCACACCGACAATACCAGGTGCCTGCAGCTGACGTCCAGCACGAAGACCCCATTGCATCAAGTCTTCTGCTTTGAGCAGCTGACCGGCATCGGACGTGAGATACGTTGCGAGCGTTACCTTCACGGAGCTGTTACCGGAAAGATAGGTGTACCCGACCCACACACGATACTGCACACCCGGCTCCGGCGTAATGCCCGTGGCGAAATGGTCGTACGCGTCATCGCCCTGCCAGATACGGTTGCGGTGTGCCCAGGTCAGCACGACGTCCCGCGCTTCCGGTTTGGTGAAGTCCATGCCTTCCGGATAGGCGCGTACGTGCTCGAACCAGTGCTTACCGTTTGCCAGCATCATTCCCGGTGGGTATGGGCGGACAGGACGGTACTGCAGCTGTAGCTGTTTGGACGGCATATCTTCCGGCGCGATTGGCAGGCCATAGCTGTGTGGCACCACTACCGCTTCAGCGATGTCATTGTCGCCGTACAGTCGGGCGGCAGCAGCGTGCGCACGGTCAAACAGCCAAACGACTGCACCCGCATAGTGGACTGCCGGGATCGTATCTGCACTACCACGGCCAACGGTAATCTGCTTGCCGTTAGTGCTGTCAACACGCATGAGCTCGTTGTCGACCAGAATGATATCGCCAGCCTGCACGGAGTTAATCGGCACGCCGTCTGTATCGCTGGTGGCGTCCAGTTCAATCTCGTTGGTCAGCTGCAGCACAAAGCCCTTCAGCACGCCCCATGGTGTCCACGGGTTAGCGCCGTTGTTATTCCATGGTGTCTCGCCCTGCTTACGGTCAAAGAAGTCGTAGCCGTCTACCGTACGATCCGACGGTCGAGCGACCATGCCGAACACCTGCGAATGGCCGGTATCACGTCCATCACGGATGAGCGAGAGATACGGCGCTTCGTACAGGTACATGTCGATCAGCGGCAGCATCTTCGTATCTTGCGTGCCCTGTTCAGAGAGCATCGCCACCTGGCCGCCTTTCACGTCGTTGGAGTCATCTGTGATATCCGTGTCAGGCTGTGCGGTGGCCATTGCGGAATACGGTACCTGCGCACCGGTAATGTCGGCATCCTCGCCAGTCTGGATATCCGTGTCTTCCTCGGTGGTCTGCATCATCAGCGCGGCGACGTTGCCCGTCTGAGGTGGTTTCTTGTGGACGGTGAAGGTCAGCGTGTAAAACTCCCACGACTCGATACCGTCGCGCAGCACGTCGAAGAAGATGGTACCGAAGGCAGACTCCGGCGTGCCCTCTTCCACTTTGGTATCAGCGGCCGCCATTGCATAGGTGTAGACGAACTGCGTGCCTGTGATGCCAGTCTCGGTGCGCTGCAGTACGCCTTCGCCGTCGAACACGCGCAGACGGTATGTCGTGCCCGGCTCCGGACCGATACTCGGGTCATCATGATCGACGAGCTTATCCTGCTGCACCACGCGGTCACGGTGCGCCCAGGTAAGCGTAGCGAAGTCCGGCACCTCGTCGGTACCGATATCCGCGCGCAGGTCGAATGACTCGTACCACGGGCGCTTCAGGCCGGACGCGATTGTCTCCCACTGCATGAGGCCGGGAGCGTACGGACGGAAGAAGCGGGACCGGAATACCAGCTCATCAATCGGCGCCTGGTCTTCAGGGAAGCGGCCACCCTTCAGTGTCCACGGCAGGATCTTCATCTCTACCGTTTCACCGGTAATGTATTTGACGTTATCGCTGCCGCCGTTGTCCTCGATGGCCCAGATGAGGTCGCCTGCGAAGTGACGTTTCGGTACGGTGTCCCAGCAGCCACGCGCCACGGTCAGCGTTTTGGTCACACGGTCAATCGCGTCGATGCGCATAATCTCGTGCTCGTAGCGCGGCCCCTTCCCGATCAGAATGGACATGCCGACGTAGACGTCTTCCTCGTCGTCGAAGTCATCGCCCTCTTTGTCGTAGTTGATGGTCGTATCGAGGTACCCGATTTGCGCGTTCAGCTCGGCCAGCGGCGTGAAGTCACCACCGCCATTCACAGCGAAGTTTGCCTGACCTTCCGGACGTACGGATAAGTCGAAGCCCATAGACAGCGGCGTCGGCTTCTCTGCGTGCGCATGGATGACACCCTCGACATCACGGAAGGCGTTAAACTCTCCGTCCGGCAGCTGGCGTGCGAGCTCCGCATACGTCATTTCGTACACGAGGCGGCGCGCGATGGCAGGGTCAGCGTTTGGCTCATTGTGGCCCGGTGGCTGGACGTCGGTGAAGGTATTGAGGTCGACACCGAAAACATCCTGCACAGCGGTAATCTTGATCGAGCCGTCAACCTGCCCAGACTCTTCCACGCTGCCGACGCGAACAATGACAGTCTCGATACCGCGGCTAACTGGGTCGCGCAGCTTAAACACGTCACCCGGCTGCATGTGCCATAGCCGGCGGTCGACCACCAGCGTGAATCGACGGATGTTCGTAGAGGCGGCTTTCAGGTCACGCTGGGCGATGACGTTGCACAGCTCCACCGTAGGCAGGCCAGGGTAGTCACGCGTATCGCTGTTAATCGCGCCCTGCGTCTGGATGAGTGCCAGGTTATGCGTACGGGTCGTGATGGTGTCGTTCGTGACCGGGTTGTGCCCGTTAACGATAATCTCGTTAATCAGGTTATAGACGGATGCGTTGGTCGCCTCGTCAATCTTCAGCAGGCCAGAATCGGTGTCGACCACAGGCAGCGAGTCCGCGTCGTAGTCATTGCGGATCAGCTTGATGGTGAATTTGCCCGTAAACTTATCGACGTACACCGCACAACCGATGTGATCGATAACGGTCTGCACGAATGACATGAGCGTATCTTGACGGCCCCAGCGCAGACACAGGCCAAACTTCTCGTCGTAAACCTGGTCAGCTGCGCGTCGCCACGCATCGTCGAGGAAGAGCGAACGGTCACGCCCCAGCCCCCACGCACGGTTGGTCAGCGCCTCGTAGATGATGTGAACAGGGTTCATCGCCACGACGTCGCGGCTGGTACCGTCGCCGTAGTACCCCGTCAGGATGATTTTCGCCTTGTCCGGGTACCAGACTGCACCGTCCCATCCCTGCAGTACACGACGCACGCGGAATTTCCACGCCTTCGGGTACGGGTTCATCGCACAGACCATGCCGTCGAAGAACGCGGTGAGGATGCCACGGAACTGTGGCTGATTGCCCTGGAGCATGGCGCGCAGCTTGGTAGACATGGTTTGGCTTGCGCCGCCCATCATCACATCCAGCGTGCCGTCGATGCCACCTTCAGCTTTGGTACCGCCGAACAGGTTTGGCTGGTTAATGTTTACCTGCGTATTGCCCGTTACCGAGCCTTCCCACGCCTTACGATCGCCTACGGTAATTTCACACAGCTCGTCCACCGGGCCGCGCCCGATACACATGTGAAGCCCCATGTAGTATTTGTAGCCGATCGTGACGTTCTTAGCCTTTCCCATGCTCGGCCTCCCACTCTTTCCGTGCTAACTCGGCACACTTCACCAGAAACGGATTGCCTGATTTCTCTGCGAGGCTGCACGGATATCCGTTGTGGCAGAAGTCCGTGATGTTGATTCCCAGCCTCTCAGCCTGCAGGCGCACGCCTTTCCCGCATATATTCAATGCGCGAGCGTGCCTCATGTAGATGCGCGGTTCGTCATCCATTATTTTTTGCCCTGTTTAGCTTTGACTTTCTTCGTACGGAAATTGCCGTACCCACCGACCTGCCAGTCGCCACTCCAGCATTCGCCGAAGAACACGACTTGCGGCGTGCCCTCTTCGACCTGCGGGATGTCAAAGTCCTGGAAGGTTGCCGGTTTTGCCTGCGCAGGTTTCGGCGCAAGTGCGACCTGAATGATGATCGAGACGACCAGTGCTGCAAGTGCCCACCACATAGCTGCTCCTTAGAAGATAGGGTTGCCGTCGAAAGGCGAGGTTGGAGGCATCGACGGGATCCCGCCGTAATTGTCCAGGTTGTTGAATTTGGTCAGGCAGGCTTCCGTGGTACGAGGGCAGCCCGGGTAAATCTTCAGGACCATGCCACCGGCCAATCCGGAGACGGTACCGAAGATAGTCAGGGTGTTGCCATTGTGCTGCTCGATGGCCCGGCGCTCGACACCGCGTCGTGGGTCAGTCCACTCGATAAAGCCACCAGCAAACCATTTGTCCCCAAACACGGCCACCCCGGGAACGATGATGGACGACCCGCCGACTGACTGGATAGTGCCATCGTACCTGAAGTTTTCCTTGTTCACCTTGCAGCACGAGTCGTACAGGGCGAACGGGCAGGATCGGCTCCACGCCAGTCGCAGACCGTTGCGCTCCAGTGACGCCGAGAGCGTGTTGCAGGTCAGGACGGCAGACACCGGAGTATTCAGGTTGGTCTGCATCACCTCGCCCACATAGCAGACGGCCGCGTCAGAATCACCGAAGTGATAGCGGCGCAGCGTGATGAAGACAGGGTTGATTGGCGGTGTGCCGGAGAAAAGGCCGACGACGGGAGACGAGATAGGCATCGTGATGTTTAGCGCGTCTACCGATGTATCCCCCGTCTGTTTTACCCCGTCGTCGGCGACCCCCATTGGCTCCCACACAAAGCCACCCATTGACATGCTGGTGGCCGCGGACGTGTAGCGCCAATATTGATCGTTAAGGCGAAACTCATAGAGGTAAATGGGTTTGCCGTTGTAGTTCGATGATTCTAAATCGTTGTAGCTCATGCTCGCCTCACTGGATAGGTATCGGCGGTGCGTTCCTTCTTTCAACGATAGCCTTAAATGTCAATGCCACCTTGCTCGCACCGTCCGCATCGGTAAGCCGGTTAATCTCAATCGAATCAATATCGAGACGGCTTCTCGGCATGTAGCTTATACGACGCACCTGTGCTTTGGGAACAGACGCAATCGTTTCTGACAGAAATAACCACTCTTCGTCCTCGACCACTCGGCTGGAGATAATGGTGTTGAAGAGCTTCGACCCATCGTACAGCTCGATGAGAATGTCACGGCGGATAGCTTGCTGTGACAGGTTGTACTGATTGTAGCCGCTGCGGGAGACAATGAGTGCCCCCTGTGCCGCATCAATGTCCCGGGTCAGCACAAATTCGTCATGGCCGGTAGGCACATGCATCTCACGCCAGCGGCCAGCCATCTTGTAGATGTTGGTCTTAAAGTCGTGCATCGCCGCCCTGCCGTAGATGGTGTAGCCGTATTTCTCGTTGGTGGTTGCCGTGGCGCCCGGGTCAACGATGTACGGATTGCCCACCTGGTTATCCCATGAGTACGTCACGCGGTCAAAGGTTAGGTCCATCTGCTCTTTGTAGTTTGGCTCCCAGTTCAGCACAGGCAGGTTGGTCCGGCTGTAGATCGGGAACGTCCATGCGGTAGTGTAGTCGGCGGCCTCGATGGTGAAGAAGCGCAGCTGGTACTGACGAACCGCATCGGTCAGCTGCGTACTGCCGATCTGGTCGCGTACCTGCGCCACGCGCACCGGAGAGATTGTCGCGCCCGTCGTGTCCTTCTGGATCCCGTACAGTAGCGTCAGCTTTGTATCGGTTTTCTCGGCGATGATGTTCAGCTCGTAGTCCAGCACTCCGGCACGGCGAATCATCACCACGTCGTTAGCGAAAAACTCTCTGCGGTAGAAGTCTCCGAAGACGTCGATGCTTCCGGCGTACACGTCGCCCATCGGCGTCTCATCCCACCACAGCGGCACTAGACAGAAGCGCGGGCCCACGCCGGACAGGAAGGAGTCAATCAGGCCACGGTTATCGCCGAAGCTCGCAAAGGAGGCCTCCAGCGAACGACGTGGGTACTCGCGCAGGCATCGACGCTGTTCTGCCCCGGACTCGGACTGCAGGACGTCGGTGAGCCACTCCAGGCGCTCCAGCACGCCGCTCTTCCAGTCTGGTTTCGGCAGGAACACCGGATAGCTGAGGCGCAGGTCTTCGTTATAGGGCGGCTTCGGGCCCAGCGCTGAGTCCGGGATCTGTTTGGTATCGCCGATGAAGTCGTTTGCCCGGGAGACTTCCACGACCTTTCCACCCGTCGAGATCTCGTAGCAGATGAAGGAAGGGGAGCCCCCCGGCACGTTGGTGTACGTCAGGTCCAGGCGATAGGTGTCGCTGGTGGCTACAGAGAATGTCTGCACCACCGGAGTAACCCAGTCGCCGCCATTGGTGCCGGTAGCGATTTGGGTACCGTTCAGTTTCAGCGTGCCCACGTCGTCGATGATGAAGCGGATTTGGTAATCACCAGCGGCTAACTTAATCCACTTCGCGGCGTAGTAGGTCGTGTTGGCAGCTGCGTTGGCATACTGGTCCTGCACGTAAATATCGTACGCCCCGTTTAACAGGGCGTTGTGCGCAGGCGAATTGCCGAGTGTGTTCGTTTCCTTTAGCGGCCTAAGCCCTGACAGCGCCATCATTGTCTCCCGTTAGACTTGGGGCGAAGCATTTGTCGTACGGTCAGGCTGTTACGCTGCAAGATCTGCAGTACGGCCTGCTCACCTTCCGGAGTATTCATTGCCTCCGGTACTTTGGTTCTATCGTCCACCAGCACGAATCGTACGGCCTGTGGCTGCCCCTGACTGCCGGCATTAGAACGGTTCTGGTTCAGAATGTTGTTCGGGTCGTTCTTGTCGAGCACCTGCTCACCTTTCTGGAGGATGGCTGGTACCTCGTCAGATTTCAAGCCCGGCAGACCGCCATCGTGGAAGCGCGGTGCGTTGGCAAACCAGCCCGGATTCATGCCGCGCTGCTGCATACCACCAGTGGTGGAGCTGCCGACGATACCACCGTTGTGCTTCGCCGCTACGCCGCCCAGCGCCACTGCCGCACCACCGATACCGCCGCCGAAGCTGGCCAGTGCGTTCAGCGCCATCTGCTGCAGGATGGCAATAGCGATCTGCTGCAGGAATTTAGCGAAGAACGCCAGCACCGCCACGCCTGCGTTCTGGAATGCCTGACCCATGCTCTCCGCGCCGACCCCGACCTGGACCAGTTCGTCCACGATGCTGTTCAGTGCGGTGGCCATTCCGTCGAGCACGCCCTGCACGATTGTGGTGTCCATCTTCGTGAAGGTGCCTGTCAGGTCCACCAGCGATGCTTTGGTCGCGGCAATGTTCGCCTGCAGTTCAGCCCATTTCTCCGGCCCCAGCAATGCCTGAGCCTGCGTGCCTGCTGCTTCCAGCTGCGTCAGCGCGCTTTCGATTGGTGACTGTGTTTCCTGATTGACCTGCACCACCGCGGCGACCTGCTGGTCCTCGTTGATGACGCCAGCCTGACGCTTCGCATTAATCTCGTCGATGCGTGCCTTACGGATCGCCAGCAGGGAGTTAACCTTGTTCTGCAGGCGCTCCACTTCTTCCAGCTGCATCTTCTCAGTGATGTACTGCTGGTTAATCGCCTTCAGGGTCGTGAAGTTTTGCGCCAGCTGATCGCCCTGCGCACCGCCCAGCTTTTTAGCCTGCGCGATGTATTTATCGATCTGCGTGTTGGCTTTGTTGACCGCTGCAGTTGTACGCTCCGCCAGGGAGGACGTAGGATCCTGCTCAACCTGCTTCAGCTGGATAGAGTCATTCAGCTCTTTGTATTTCTGGGTCAGGTTCTCCAGCGCTTTGGCACGTTTGTCGATACCGGTAGAGCTGCGCTGGGACGCGTTAAATTCTGCCGTCTCTGCCTGCTTGCGCAGCGCGATGATGCCGTTCAGCTGTTTGACCAGCGCATCACCCTCTTTCCCGCCCAGCGCTTTGGCACGCTTCATCTGCGGCGCGAATTCCTCATCCACCAGCGCCAGTCGTCCGGAGAGGCTTTTACGCTGCAGCGCCTTCTTACCTGCCATGTCCGCTTTCTCGGCGGACTTCTGCAGTTTGCCAAACTCTTTGGTCAGGGCGTCAATCTCACGCTGACGTTCGGTCAGGCCGCCGCCTGGGTCAGCGGTGAACTGGAAGCCGAGTGCGCCGGCCAGGTCCGCCTGCAGCAGTTTCGCTTTCGTTTCGAGAGTCTGTTTGACCACGTTGGACATCGTGTCGCCGTACTTCTTGGCGATCTCGTCGTTCATCTGGTTCCAGCTCTTGTTCACCTCATCCCATGTCCCTTTGACGTTCTGGAACATGTCACGGTTTTCTTTGGTGAGGTTATCCGCCACGTTCAGCGCCCACTTCGCCAGGTCTTCGCCGACACCCGGGATCAGGCGCAGCACATCGGCAATCCAGCGAGCCAGCTTATTCAGCGTGTCGCTAAACATGGTCGTGATAGGGCGCAGCACCGCGTAGGTCAAATCCTGAATGGCTGCAGTCGGCGTGGCTGCCAATGCGATAATCTGGTTGCCGAGGTTCTTGAAGTCACGGACGACCTCATCGACGGCTTTGGCAAACGTCTTCGACTGGTCATACATGATCGCGCCGATGTCATAGGCAAGCAGCGCCCACCCGACCAGCGGAATGACACGAACCAGACCGCCGAGCGCGAGCCCCAGCAGCTTCGCCGCCCCGGTACCGGTAGTGAGTCGTGCAGCGAACAGGCTGAGGAATTTAAGGATGCCGTCGCCGATTTTGCCCATCTGCATGAATAACGGTACCAGCTGCTTCATGCCCATAATCATGCCGCCGATAACCTGCACGACCTTCAGCCCGGCAAAGATGGTCAGGGCGTCAATCAGCAAATCCACGTTGTCCACGCACCAGATGACCGCCTCGGCAATCTTCGTGAATGCCTCGCCGAGATTCTTCGCTGCCTCTTTACCATCGGAGCTGTTCAGGAATTCAGTGATGCGCTGCAGCATGTTCACATACGCGTCGATAAAGCCTGAGTCGGCCAGCGCCAGTTTGAACATCGTCATGGCGTTCTGGGCGCGCGCTTCCATCGCATCCACACCTTTGGAGGCGGTAGCGATTTGCGCGTCGATAGCTTTGGCGTTCTCACGGGCGAAGTTGATTACCGCCTGCGCCGATACCTCGCCGTTCTGCATTGCCTTCAGCAGCTCGGAGGTAGTCATGTTCATGCCTTTGGCGAACAGCGCCACCGCACCAGGGAGACGTTCACCCAGCTGGCCGGTGAGCTCTTCTGCGTAGACCTGACCTTTGGAGAGCATCTGCTGCATCGCACGGAAGACGCCCTGCATATCATCGGCAGAGAGGTGGAACACACGTCCGGTCTTCGTGATGCTCTCGAACACGTACTTCGTCTGGGCCAGTGACAGGCCTGTGCTCTTCGCTGCCACGGCAAAGGAGGTGTAGCCTTGTGCGAGGTCTTTCAGGTTGATACCCAGCTTGTCAGCCAGGCCAATCATGTATTCCCACTCGGAGTTAATCGCGTCCTGATTATTGCCGACTACCTGCGAGATCTTAATCATCGCCTGCTGGCGGGTTTTGTACGCATCGATCGCGCCGCCAGCGAGGTTGATTGCCCCCTGGAAGCCCACGTACGTCGTTGTGAGTGCCAGCACCTCACCTTTGAGACGCTGGACCGCTGAGAGCGTCGTACGGCCGCTGTCAGTGAAGAAGGAGAATGCCTTGCCACCGTCACGAGCGGCGCTGGAATTTCGGCGCAACGCTTCCGACAATCCGTTAACCGCACCGATCGTCTGGGTGGTGGTAGCGCGCAGGCGGTCTTCCTCTGTGGCCAGCGTGCGGGTATCGACGCCAGCGTTACGGAGTGCAGCCTGAGTGGTGCGTGCGGCAGCGCTTGCCCCGCGCATCGCGTTCGTCGCAGCATTAAGGCGCTGCTGGGCGGCCTGCATCTGGCGCCCGTAGTTATCCGCGTCGGACTGTGCCGTCCGCATCTGATTTGCCAGGTTAATCACTTCGGCGCGTGCAGCTCGATACTCAGTGCGTGCGCTGCGCACAGCGGTGGTCTGCTGGCGGAACTGGTCAATCAGTTTGGCCATGCCTACGGCGGCGCGCTGGGCTTCCTGCAGCTCACGGAGTTTCTGTGCTGCGTTCTCAGTCTCTTTACCGGCGGTCGCAATTTCCTTCGCCAGTGTGTCGACCTGTTTCTCCAGCCCACCGAGGGTAGAGCGTGCAGCTTGTGCCGGAGAGACGATAGCCGTCAGCTCGGATGCGAGGCCACCGCCGATGTTACCAACACGGGTAGCAGCCACGACACGCCCGAGAGTCTGATAGCCGCGCGCGGCGGCGATCGCTTCGTCGGCCTGACGGCGGAGGGCGTTGATAACCTTGTCGATGGTGTACGCCTGCTCTTCCATGCGCAGCTGGGTCTGCTTGGCCTCGGCGTCCATCTTGTTGTTCGTGGCGATCGCCTCATCCCACGCCGCGTTGTATTTCTTGATGGCGGCAGGGGCGTTCTGGATCGTCTGGTCCTGCTGCTCCAGCGCGGCGTTAACGCGACCAACGCTGGTCACGATTACCTGCTGGTTCTTCGCCAGGTTGTCCGTGGCAACGCCGTATCGAGTCAGGTCAGCAGCAGTACGGGAGACGCGTTTGCTGGCGTCATCGTACGCTTTGTTGGCACGCTCCACAGCACGGTTGGCCCGGCCGAGAGACGTCTCCAGCTTCTTCGTGACCTTATCGGTATTGTCGTATTCACGCTGCAGCTTTTGCTGATTGGCCACCGCCTCTTCAACGCGTACCTTTTGCGCTTCGAGGGCAGCAGTTTGGCGTTTGTATACTTCCACCAAAGAGTTGAGCTTCAGCAGCGCTTGCCCGGCACTTTCCAGCTTGCGATAGCTGTTTTCGAGGTCTTTAGTCGAGGCCTCTCCGCGCTCGGCGGCAAGGCGCTGCTGGTCCTGCGCTTTGGTCATCTCGGTGATAGCAGAGGTGATCTGCTTCAACGTTTTCTGACTGTAATCCCTCGCGCGGATCCTTAGCTCTACATCTTTGGAGGAAGTGTTAGCCACGTCGTAGTTTCCTTATCAATTCCTGATAGTGCTTGTTGCCTTTCTTACCGCCCATGACGGTGCCAATACAAGCCTGCATCAGAGTAGATTGCGTGACGAATGCGAGGTTAATCCGTCGCATCGCTATGTCGGCTTCCACGCCCACCATCGCCAGTGGGTAATGCCGGGCATGGACGTGGCCTTCTGAAAGGAGCAGACTGACTTGCTCCCTCAGCCCTTCATACAGCTCAATTATTTTTTCGCGGGTGGATTTTGGGGCTGGCTGCTCGCCGGGCGGAACTGGCTTACCAGGTCGCTCATCTCCGCGATTAGCTTTTTTACTCCCCCCACCTCTTCAAAGGTTAGCTTGCCGATCTTCTTCAGCGCGTCAATTTGCGCGATGAGTGGAAGACGTTTGGCGTTGTTAACCTGTTCGGGTTCGTCACAGGCCAGCGCGATGATATGCGCTACCAGACCCGGTGCATCCTGGATCAGACGTGTGGCATATTTGGCCAGCGCCACGTTGCTGAAGGAAAGCCCCTGCGCCTCTTGCTCATACATATCGAACAACGCTTCGAGGTCATTCATGTGGAGTTTGATTACGCTGGAGATGTCGATAATTGACAGGCCACGGACGTCGAAACTGACGCCTTTTGCTGTGACCGTTAGTCTTTCTGGTTGGAATTCTGCTAATGACATGGTAGACGCTCCTGTTTGCTAAACATCGCTAATTTAGCACAAAGGTAAGCGCTGAATACAAGAAAAGCGCCCGTAGGCGCTTCGCTTGCTTTCCTTCTGCCTTACGGCGCGGCGAAAGTGACCGTGGCCGAGGTAGCGGACTTGCCGCCGTCCAGCGTAGCCGTGACTGTCGCCGTACCAGCAGCGGTACGATTCAGCTGGGTAGTGACCTGCCCGGTGCTGTTCGTGGTACCGCTGGTTGGAGTGACAGTAGCGCCGGCCACTGTGGAAAGCGTTACTGCTTCGCCCTGCACCGCCATGTTGTTGCCGTCACGGACGACCACCGTTACGGTGATTGCCGTACCCGCGGTGCCGCTGGTGGCTGCAGGAGTAACGGTGATGTTACGCTGCGTAGCCGGGTCAGCTTCCACGGTGCTGTCACGGATGTCGATGTACACGCGCTCGGTGACGCTGTTCAGCTTCATCGCACGGAACGTGAAGCCCATGACCTGCCAGTCGTCGCCCTTCAGTGCGTAATCGCCGTCTGGGGTAAGAGAGACTTTCGGGAAGAAGTAGTCTTTCTGGGTACCGACCGGGTTATCGGAGATGAAGCGCAGCGAGCCATAAATCATGTTCGCCTTACCGATAATCATGGTGCGAGCCTGCGCCGCCACGTCGTACTGAACAGCTGCAGTTTTACCAGTAGCACCGATATCTGCTGAGTCCGGCTCGAAGTAAATACGGCCTGCTGCCAGGTCGACTTCGTAGTTATCCGGATCCAGCACGGTGGTGCCCGGAATGGTGGAGATGTCGCCACTGCCTACGGAGATGGAAGTGCCTGCGTCTGCGATAACAACCTCAACGTTGTTGACGTTGCGCACGCCGGACGGAGTAACGCTATCCGTACCCAGCTGATAGTAGCGGCCCTGCTGCACAAGAGTAATCGTCTCTTTGCGGCCGGTAGCCTGAGTCTGCGTGACGGTAGCTTTATCACCGAGGAAGAACAGCGCCAGGTTATCAGCGTTGATTTCGTCGCAGGTGAAGTTGCCGCCGCCGGTGTACTCCAGCAGCACCGATGCGTCCAGGTTACGCAGACCAGACTCAGAAGAGTAGTGGTCAAGAGTTTCCGTGTCCGCCGTCAGCGTCAGCTCTGGGGTGTTACCGAAGTACAATTCGCCGCTCGCCGGAGTATTCGACCCTTTCTTGAAAACTGAGAAATAGAGTCGACCACGGCCCACGACGTAGTTCGGTTCGTAATTAGGCATTTAACGCCCTCCAGGTTTTGTTAAGTCCGATTCCAAACCTACCAATACCGGTAGGTAGAAAAACGCCTTGTCTGATACTCCATCGTCCGGTGGCCGCACTACAGGCGCGGCGATGGTCAGCGATGATATTAACCCACCCAACAAATAAGCGCCCGAAAATTTTGGCCTGCCATTATCGGTTGCGATTAAGTCGGATAAGCGAAGCTCAACGTCTGCAAGTAGAGCATACACCGGATCCGTAGGATTCTCAGTGTCGTTCTTCGTCCACCCCTGGATAAGCAGGAGCCACGAATCTTTTCGGCGGGTCTGGAATTCATCGGCGAACTGACCGTAATCCGTGGCCTTGCCTTCCAGAATCGACACCAGTGGTATCGGGTCGCCAGCACCGTACATCGTCCTGCCACGGAATACTTTGCCGCGCAGGTCGTGCTCATAGGGAGCGCCGCCGTCCATCCCTTCCAGGTGGGCGGTCAGCTTCTTCAAAATGGTTAAACGCTTAGAGTCAGCCATTGGACAGTCTCGCAAACTGGCGATGGAATTCCGCCGCCACGTCGTCTCCTATCTGTGGGCGCAGCTCTTCGATGACACCCGCAAACACCTGATCTACGGACGGACCGTAGAGTAATGCTACCTTGTTCGGCACCAGCCACGCTTTGTGCTGGGTCCGTTTGTTTGCCAGCTGCTCACCCGGTTTGAGGCGAACGGCCAGGCCGACGTTGTAGTTATCCTCGGTGATCGATGCGCCGCGCTTCAGTCGTACCAGGAAGGCGTTCTTCAGGTATGTCGTACGACCTTTCTGCACCCTGACGGTCACACCGTCTGAGCGCTTGCTGTTTGGCACGGCGGTGCCGTTGACGAACCGCGCGAGGCTGGTGGCGCGTTTACGCCCGGTGATAACGGATTCGAGTTTGGTGTCTGTGGCGAGCTTTGTGACCTTCAGGCGGTCAGCATTGAGATATCCGGAGGGGAAGGCAATCTCGTCGAGCATCTGGCGCTTAATGGCCGACATGCCCTTGCCTTTGGTGACACCGTTAATCGCCAGTCGCATCGCGCGAGCTGTTAACTCCGGCATCGTTTCGAGATACCGCTGCAGCTCGGTCGATCCGGCAGATACGATTGTAACGGTCATTCGTCGTCCCTTGTCACCACCCATTTCTCTTCGAGAGGCCCAACGTGCTTCTCGCGCGTATCGAGCGTGAGGCTTGTGTTGTCCATCCCGTTTTCGGTGATGACGACAACGCCGCCACGTCGAGGTGTGATGCCGAGCGTACCCAGCTGGTCACGGTCAAAGATAATACGTTCGATGCCGTCGATAACGTTGGCATAGCCAGCCCCGTCGTAATCCCCCAGCATAACCAGACGGTTGTGCCAGCGGACGTCGACCGGTACGGCGGCATCGAGCGTGCCATCCTTATAGGTAGCACTATACGAAAAGGCGGCGTGAACCGCCTTTCGTGCTTTAGCCTTTACCGCGGCTAAACGACCCATTAGATGTCGTCGTCCGCGCCAGCGTCTTTGCCAGCTCCAGCTGATTTACCGCCTTTGTCGGTTTTGTCTGACTTAGCGTTTTTGTCTGGAGTAGCGCCGCTAGTCCCGGCATCGGTTTTGGCAGGTTCATCTTTAATCCCCTGTTCTTTCTTAAACGCGGCGATCGCGTCGGCCACTGCTTTTTCAGTGTCGGCGTCAATCTCTGCCTGCGTTTTGGTTACGATGGTATCTGTCGCATCGGAGTTAACGATCTTGCCGATAGCAGCAGGGTTCAGTTTCTCGATGGTGTCCAGCTCTTCTTTGGTGAAGTCGAAGGCACGGTTCAGAGGTGGTACCACCTGCTCGCCGTCGCGCCACAGGACAACGGTTTGTAACGGAATACGTTTTGGCATGGTCTTTCTCCAGAAAGATTTAAGAAAGCCCGGCGAACCGGGCATTCAATTGGCGATTACGGCTGCGCTGGAACTACCGTCATCAGGAACGTCGCGTTAGGATCACGCGGTACCATCAGCGGTGCGCCCTGAGACATCAGGTAAGTCACGCTTGGGTCTTTGTTATTCCACATTTTCGGGAAATACTCAAGCGACTGATATCCGGCTTCATCATCCAGAATAGCACCGAAGCAACGTACGCCGTCCACAGCAGTCGCCACGCCCAGAATCTTGTTCTGAGGCATGAGGTACTGGGACTGGTTTTCGCTGTCACGGTATTTCTGGGTGTTGACGTAGATGTCCATCGCACCCTGGCCATTCAGACCAGCGATACGGCCCATGTATTCCACGCCTTCCAGACCGTCCCACAGACGGGTTACGCTGGTGGTGGACCCGCCGATATTGCGGTCCATCAGGCCGCCTTTACCGTACAGGATTTCTTTGTTCACTTTGACGAACTGCGCCCACGCATCGCCACCAAAGACAAAGGTGGTGATGACTGCACCAGACACAGATTTATCGTTCACCAGGCGGCGCATACGATAGAGGTCTGCGAAGGTAGAGTCGGAAGTGGTAGCAGGATCCGTCCAGTTAACGGTAGCGGTCAGGGCAGGGTCACGGCCAAAGTCCACGCGGGTCTTCGGATAGTTCTCACCTTCCACGTCCACGTAGCCGTTCAGCAGCGCTTCTGCCGCCATCCACTCCCATGTATTCTCGTGCATCGCACGGTGTTTACGCAGCAGGAAGGTGATGATGGCATTCTTGCGCTGTTCCAGGGTCAGCGAACCGGTACCCAGCGCTTCACCAGGTTGGCGCGGGATAATCATGTTCGGGTCGACAACATGCTTAGGTTTGACGTAAGCAGGTTTGAACGCCACGGCGTTGTAGCCTTCTTCTTTAATCACTTTGCCCTGAGCGGTTGGTGCCACGAATGGCGCAACGCGGGTCAGGTCAGTTGATACTTTATCGAAGGCAATCTTGTCTTCCTGGAAGTTAATCTGAGTGGGGAACCACTGCAGGAAGAACGCCGGGAGCGTTTTGAATTTTCGCTGTACCGATAACAGCTGATAGGTATCGTAAAGTCCAGCCATTCTGTTTCTCCTTAGTACAGCGTGGTGATCTGGATATTAGTGCGAGCGAAGGCAGCTTTCTTGACTGCCAGTGTAGTCACACTGGAAGGCCACACCAGCGCGTCTGGGTTGAACACCCCGCCGCAATAGTATGGTGCGTAAGTACCGACGACACCGGCTTCGTTGGCGATGCCCAGCGCAAGCTGAGAGCCGTCAGACGCAGCTGGATCCCACGGAACGAGTTTACCTGCGTTCGCGCCGGAAGTTGGACGGGCAATGACCTGGTACTTGGCAAACGCCACGCCCACAGGTTCCCCATCGGTCACGATGTCCGCTTCACCAGAGAAAATCTGGGTCGGAGCCCATGAGCCGAGGTCTTCATTGCCGGCCAGCAGATTAGGCAGGCTGGTGGCTGCCATCAGGATCGCTAACATTCGTCGGCTCCTTAGTTTTGTTCGAAGACGTAACCGGTAGCTGCAGTGTAATCAGCTTCCAGCGGGTTAACTTCTTTTTCGGTGCGCTGGCTGTGATCGCCTTCGCTATCCGGGCCGACTTTCGGATGCTGACCGTTATTCATGGCGTGCATGAAATTCTGGTTGCCATCAGTATTGGCCTGCTCTTTTTTCGGCTGATCCTGCTCTGTAGCAGGGGCTACCGCTGCAGGTGCGGGGCTCGATGCTTCCATCGTGGCTACGGCTTCTTCCACTGACATGTCAGTATTGAAAGCCAGGTGGTTAGCCAGTCCCGGGTTGCTTTTCGCCGCTTCACATCCGAGGATGCCGGACATGCGCGCACGTTCAGCAGATTTCGCCGCTGTTACAGCGTTGGGATCCGGCTGCTGGGTGGTCGCTTGTTCTTCAGGTTTCATCAAGTTTGCCTCTTGTGTTGAGCCGGATGGCCCGGTAACGAACGAGTTGACTGCCTGTGTCGGCGTGGCAATCTCGTCAATCAGGTTCAGTGCCAACGCTTCGTCCGCGTTGAATGTGCGCGCTTCCGTGTCGCGTACTACCTGGGCATCAATCCCGCGATTTCGGGCGACCAGTGCGACGAACTTGTCGCGGGTCATGTCTACGTCTGCCTGGATTTCAGCTTTGACTTCATCGCTCAATGGAGTGAACGGGTTGCCGTCAGCTTTGTGATCCCCAGCGGTAATCAGAGTAAACTTTACGCCGTAATCTTCAAGTAGTTTAGACACATCTGTGTGCATCGAGATGACGCCGATACTACCCGCTCCGCCGCTGGGCGTCACGGAAATTTTATCCGCGCTGCTCGCAAACGCGTACGCTGCGGAATAGCAGTTCGAATCGACGACGGCCAGGGTAGGCTTTTCACCGCGCAGCTCGAAGGACTCGTCTGACAGTTCAAAGCACCCGGCAGCCTCGCCGCCATTGCTGTTTACATCATAGATGATCCGCTCCACATCTGGGTCGGCCATCGCTTCGGCGCGCATGCGGCGGATATAGTTATACCCGGTCATCTCGCCGTAGTAGTACCCGCCGTAGCGGTTAATCAGGGAGCCGTGGACCGGGATGATCGCGGTACCATCGGCGAAGGCGAAATTCTTGCCCTGCGTGCTGCCGGAGTAGCCGTAGGTTTGGCACAGATTGTTTCTCATGCCTTCCATCATCTCTTCCGACATGTCCTCGGCGAATCCTTCTGCAGACATCATGCGCTGCGCCGCCTGTGCGATAAAGCCTACTGCAGTCGGCTCAATCATCAGGGGTGCCATCGGCAAGCGGGAGAGCGCCTGCTGGATGGCCATCTGTGCCAGTCTACTCATTTGGTGTTGTCCTCGTTGTCAGTGTTGTCCGCACCGCCGCCACCATTCGCGCCGTTTGCGGCATCCGGCTTCTGTGGTTGCCCTGTGAAGTCCAGTTTCTTCTGCTTGATGATGCCTTCTTCCTCGGCGCGCTGGTCAAACACTTCACGCCAGTCACCGCCGAGGCGAGCAATCTCAATCTCGTACGTCGATAGCCCGTTCTTGATTCGCAGAATAGCAGCTTCGGTTTCTTTCTTCTCGTCAATCTGACCGCGGCTCGCACCAATCCATTCTGCCGACGTCAGCGCGTCTTTCACGAGAGGCTCATAAAACCAGTCTTTCGTCTTCCCTGCCGGCAGCACGATGTTGCCAGCGTTAATCTCTTCTTCCAGCCACAGCGCGTAGATGGACGACGCGAATCGGTCCGCCACAATCTTCTTCCGGCTGTTCATGAATTTCCACGTTTCGCCCATAGACGCGCGCGCACTCGAATAGTTCGTCTTCGTGTAGTCACGGCTGAACTGTTCGTACGAGAGTCCCAGGGAGGCGGCGATGTTGCGCAGCAGGGATTCTTCATAATCGGTACCGACGCCACCCGGCGTGCCCATCGGCTGCATCTTCAGCTTCGTGCCCGGGAAAAGGTGCGGGATGCGAGCGCCGTCAATCTCGATATTCTTCGCGCCGCCTGCATACTCCATGAGGGACTGCATGTAGCCGCTGAGTACCTGAGCGAAGGTTGACTGGCCCATCCCCATCTGGCTGAAGACTACTTCAGACGGCAGCTCCGATTCGATGGCAGCGGCGTACGACGCGTTCACCACGGCGTTCTGCAGTACGATCTCCTGGAAGTTTTTCGTCATGCGCATCTGCTTCAGCACCGACACCATGTCGCTAACGCCACGGGATTGCCCGGGCATCAGCTGCTCGAAGATGTGGATGACCTGTTTGCGCCCCCACGGTTTTGTGGCCGGTACGTAGATCCATTTGTAATCGTCCGGACCATACTCGGCTCCCGGGAAGGTCTTCTTGATCCAGTAACCGGTAGGGCGTCCGTAGTCATCCTGTGTAATGCCGGAGCGCAGGCCTTTGGTGTCCATCATGCCGTCCGGGTTGGACAGGCGGGTCGGAGACACCATCTGGATCGCCGTGCTGAATGGGCGGTTACTTTGGCGCAGCCATTCCGCGGTGGCCAGTACCTCTCCGGTCATCAAAATGCCGCCAACGGCGAGACGAACAAGCCCGGTCAAAGTGTTGACACCGGCGGCGTCGAAATAGTTGTTCGGGGATTCAGCCACGAGGTTGAAGCGAGCTTCGACTTCCTGCTGCCATTCACGCGCCCAGGCTTCACTCAGCCCCAGCACACGCCAGTTTGGTTTGGCGTTCAGTTTGTACTGCGCGCCGACGATGCTGTCACGGTGGATAGCGACGGAGCCCATCGCGTAGCCATCGTTCTGCACCATGTCCCGGGCACGAGCATCGGCCAGGTTCTTCGCACCAAACTGGAGCTGCTGGTCAGGGGAGATTACCGCGGGTGTCCATTTGAACATCTCACGGGTATTTCGCTGGGCACCCTCGATGCCGCCACCCATCATGGACTTCTCCGGTGTGGCGATGGCGTTCAGGTGAGCGACGGCAGCGTCTTTCGCCGCGTTTTTGCGTTTGCGTGGAGTCGTCATCAGAAGATAAACCTCGCTGGCCCTTTTGCTACTCCGATACCGCACACGCAATCTGGGTCAGACGGTGCGATGGCGCAAATCATGGAGCGCAGTGAAATGATGTAGTTCCATAAATTCTGCTTGTTAGCAGCAGTATATTCAATACGTTCGGCGTTCTGGTCAACGAAAACACGAACCGACCCGCCCATCATGAGCTGGTGGTATGCTTCTGTCGCTTCTTTCAGCTTCGCCTTCAGGTCGTCGAGGTCACAGCTCATGGTAATTCCTTACGCCAGTGCGTCTGCAAATGATGAGAAGTCCACGGTGCTCGCAGGCTTCATCGAGAATCTTTCCTCGCCAGCTGCGCTCACAAGGTCGTTCTCATCCCACGGCTTCGCCCATCCAATAGGGTTATCCCAGTCCACCGACTCTATCGCTAAAATCTTAGGCGAGATACAGATACCGAGCAGATAATACAGTAAATCCCATGCTTCGTTACGAAGTTTGTTCGGGTTCTCCCAGCCCTTGTCCGTCCTGATCTCACAGCACAGCTCTGAGAAAAACTCGTCCGGCATCCAGGCAGGCAGGTGAATCATGCCCTTGCCAGGCGTCACGACGTCCAGTCGCCCGTTCAGGCTATCTTTCATCATGTTTGAGTTTATGAAGAGTACCGGCACGTCGCCACGGGCAGCGGATTTATTGTCCTTGCGTTGGGTGTCCGGGAAGCCCAGACGGGTACGGGGATTGTTCGGTTTCGGGTCGCCTTTCAGCAGAATGAATTTGCCGGACTTGCCGCTGTCGCGCATCTTACGCCAGAAGTCGTACGCGTTGTTCGTGGTACCGGCTTTACCACCGGAGTCACAACCGGTGATTTTCACCTGCATGCGGCGGCCAGTGCCATCGTCCAGTTCGTACGTTTTGCTCATCACCAGCTCTTCGATTAAATCCCAGTCCTCCAGGTACGCTGGTGGGTTAAGCGGCAGCGGGTCGCCATCCCTGTCAACGCGTTTGGATTTGATGATATCGAAGCGGTCAATCGGCACGACGTCGAACGGCTCCCCCGGCATGACGCCAAACACAGTGACGCAGAAACGGTTGGCCTGCACGTCGATAACGCCGACGAGGAAGCGTACGCCTTTCGGCACCATGCCCTCCGGCAGTACCTCTGCGCGAGCTTTAAGGGCTTCCGGTACGCGAAGGCTTTCGAGGCTCTTCGGCTTGTACGGTTCGCCCATGTCGTTGTTCCAGAATTTCTTCAGCGCCTCATCGGACATGGTGCGGTCATATTCGTCGCTGGCGTCGAGGTAGGAGATGACGAGGCTCTGCCACGAAGCGAATGCCGCTGCCGTGCCGCGCAGCCAGAATGACGCAAACTTCGTACGTGGGCGGCGGCCGACTAGCTGGCCTTTCTCGTTCACCTTACAGCCTTCCGGCACCCACATTCCCCACTGCTGCATTTCGTGGCGGTCATCCGGGTGGATCTCCGCGCCGCAATCAGGGCAAACCATGCGTACGGTTTCGGCCTTCTCGGTGTTGGACAGGCGCTCGTCTGTGTCCCACTGCAGGTGCTCGAATTTGCCTTCGAACCACGTCCAGCAGTGAGGGCACGGCCACTGCCATCTCCGACGGTCGCCGCGGTTGTATAGCGCGATGATCCCTTCGCAGTCCGGCGCTTCGTGAGCCCCTTTCGCTATCCAGTTAGGGTCTTTGATTGGCATTGACGGCGAGGACTCGGCGCAGCACATCGCAAACGAGTTAAACGTCGTCGTACGCTTGGACGCCAGGTCGAACGGGTTGCCGTCGCCGTCCACGTCCATCGGCATACGGTCAAAGTCGGTCATGATGATGCGACCTACCGGACGCCCCGCCAGCTCCGTTTTGGACGGGAAGGAGAGCGTCAGGATCATGCCGTTGATGTAGTGCTTGTCGAATTTGTTGTCCGCATCACGGCTCTTCATCAGCATCGCCCCGACTTCAGGCGAGTGCATGTGCAGACGGTCAATACGACGGATCGAGAAGTCGCGCGCTGCGCCGGACGTCGGGCAGAAGACCATCGTATCGAGCGGGTCCACCCTGACCGAGTACGCCACGCCGTTCACAATCAGGGAGTCGGTTTTACCACACTGCGCCGGGCCGACGAACGCCATGCGGTTGTAGTCGCGGCTGGCGAACGTATTCATCGGCTCGACCATGTACGGCGCGGTTTCGTTCAGCCACGGGCCAACGTACGCCCCCGGCTGGTTGACGTAGCGGTAGCGCTCGGCAGCCTGCGCCACCGTCAAACGTTCTGGTGGGCGCAGCTGTTCTGCAAGGTCGACAACAATAGCGCCCAGGCTCTTATATATCGTCGTCATCTGCCTGCTCCTTCACCGCGTCTTTCTTGAATCGGTCCACCAGTCGGTTGGCACAATCGTTCAGCGCGCCGTCCATAATCACGCGCAGCTTGTCACGTTGCTCTGTGGAGAAGGCCATCTCACGCTCCACCGTATCACCGGCCAGCAGGATGGACATGCGCAGCAGCTTGAAGGCTTCGCTCATTACCTCGATAACCTTGTCCGTCTCCCACAGGTTGCCGGCCGCCTTGTCGTACTCCTGCTTGGCGCGCATCCCGCTCCAGAATTCTTTGGTGAGGTGCTTCGGCAGGTCGTTCGGGTGCATGCGCTTCAGGTACGTCTCTACGTCGTAGATCGGCTTGACGAGGTGTGGCGCGACTTCATGGATGTAATAAATGGGATAGCCCCCGCGTTGTCCGCAAGGGGCTACATCAAGTATTTTCGGGGTAACGTCTCGGCGTTCCATCCGGAACAGCTTCGCTATCTGGGTAATGTTGGCACCCTGGAACAGCATCGCTTCCGTATCGTTATCGTTCTGGTTGGAGCGGCGCTGCCTGAGCGCCACCGGACTATCTTTCTTCGCTACCATAAATCACCACTCTTCCGCTGCTGCCGCTTCATCTCGTCGCTTCTTAGCTGCCAGTCGGCGACGAATGCGTAATAACTCCTGTAAGAGCCACTCCTGGCCATCCTTTTTGGCCTGGATTGCTTCGACGACACCCATGTCCACGGTTGGCATCGGTACCCATTCGCCCTGCTTGTTCTTCTTCTCGCCTTCTGCGACGAGGTGAATAATCTTCGGTACCTTAGTCTGACCCTGACGGGCGATGCGGCCGACGAACTGCAGGTACAGCTCCAGCGAATATGGGATGTCGTAAAATACTATGATGTGCCCACCCTTCTGGAGATTCAGCCCGTGTCCGGCTGACTGAGGGTGCGCCAGGAGCAATGGGATCTTGCCCTGATTCCACTTTGTAACACATTCCCCTTCTTTGTCCATCTGCACCGCTTTCGGGAAGCGCTTCTTGATGCGGTCCAGCGAGGACTGGAAGTGGTACCCGATAAGCAGGTTTTCGCCAGCGCACTCTTCGATAATCTCTTCCAGCATGTCCAGCTTGGCGCTGTGCAGCTCGTAGATATCGCGGTGCTGAATCGGCTTCCCTGTCTTCGGGTTTATGCCGTCCAGATATGTGTTGTATAGCACGCCGGACGCCATCTGCAGCAATTTGGATGACAGTGATGCCGCGGTTTCGGCCTCCACCAGCACCGGCTGCTCGTCGTCGCCGTAAACCTCAACAATAAAATTTTCCGCCATCTCGGTGTATTTCGCCGATTGTTTTCGGTCGAGTTTCACTTTGCGGTTGACGAATATCGGCTTCTCCAGATCCAGATAGTCCTCCGCGCGCATCACCAGGCAGATGTCGGCAATCTTCTTCAGAATGCGGTCTTCCGCCCCGGGGCGCAGCTTGTACTTGTAGGACCATTTGTTGTAGATGAAATACTCTTCCTGATACACCGTGATGGACTTACCGAAGCGCTTGCCCTCGTCCAGCAGGAATATCTGGGCGAAGAGGTGCATGTACGTCTCGGCAGCAGGCGTAGCGGTGAGCTGCACCATGCGCTTGATGTACGGGCGCACGCGTTTCATGGCTTTGAATCGGCGAGTTTTGTGGTCTTTGAAGGAGCTGCTCTCGTCGATGATAACCATGTCGTACGGCCACTTCGACTTCCACAGCTCTGTCAGCCACTCCACCTGGTCACGGCTCACGATATGGATAGACGCGTCACTCCGGCTGAGGCGCGTACGCTCTTCCGGTGTGCCATCGATCACCACATATTCGAACATGCATGTGTGCGTCCAGTTCATTATCTCGTCCGGCCACGTCTTCTTCGCAACGCGGCGGGGCGCCACGATGAGCACCTTCTTCACCTCGAAATTCATCAGCAGGTCCACCGCCACCGTCAGGCTGGTGATAGTTTTGCCGAGCCCCATGTCGATAAACAGGGCACAAAACGGGGTGGCCATTATGAAGTCATAGGCGATCTTCTGGTAATCGTGCAGCTGGTACCGTTTGTAGAATGCCAGTGCAAACTTCTTCGCTTTGTACTCAGCATAAGAAATCAAACCATTCTTTAGCTTCATCAAAGCTGTCGACCCACGCGACAATAGCCCCATACTTTTTCATCTCCGTCATGCGCAATGCTTGTTGCGCGGTTGGCACTTCTCCTGGGCGTTTAATCTCCAGCCACAGGACAATCCCGTTTTTGATAAATACGCGGTCCGGCACTCCACGTTTGCTCGGGGAGACGAACTTGGCTTGCCACCAGCCCGTCGCCTTCGCGTATTTGGTGATCTCCTTCTCGACCTTCGATTCCCGAACGAGTGGATTTTTCATCAGTCTTTCCGGTAGAAGAATCCTTCCCACCCAGCTGCGCCCAGCGGCAGCCCGGGAGCCCAGTCGATCGGTGCTGACATGTGCGACTTCAGACGTTCGAGGTCGCGCTCTTCATCCTCAATATCCACTTCGGTGATGATCTCATCGTGTACGTGGAATGGGATTTTGAAGCCGTCAGCGTGGGCCTTTTTCAGCCCTTCCAGCAGCACGTCGCGCGCGATGGCCTGCACGATGTTTTCCACCAGCTTACCGCCGTGCGTATAGTTCACGCCCCACTTGCCGCCTGTCAGGTTGCCGTAATAGCAGATCTGCTGGCTTTCGAACGTCTTCAGCTCGCCTGTTTTCTTATCGGCATACTCGATCGTTTTCTTCTTCAGGAACGGCTTCATGTAATACAACCGGCGGCCGGACGGCAGCACGATTGTCATGAATGGTTTGCGATACTCGAAAGTCACTTTGCCGCATGGCTTGGAGATCACCTGACCTTTAGCGGCGTTAGCCCCGCGCTTAATCACATCACGGGCAGCGTTCTCCAGGTCGCGCCAGTACGACACGATCTCCGGCGTCAGCTCACGGAATGCCGCCACCGACGAGTGCGCTTCTTTCTGGCTCATGAATACGCCCATGTTCTCGCCGTACGCCCACAGGCCGGACTTCTTGCGAGTTTTCGGGTCGTATTTACCGCCACCCAGACCGTAGCCTGCGCCCAGCGTTGCGGGTTTGGCTTTAGAACGGTGAGGTTTGGTTTCTTCGTACGGCAGGTTCAGCCACTCGGCAGCGAAGGAGCGGTACAGGTCGCGCCCGGCTTTCAAGGTGTCCATAAACCACTTACAGTCGGTCAGCCACCCGATAACCACGGATTCGATGGATGCCAGGTCGCTTACCACGAAACGCTTCCCGGGAGACGGGATGATCGCCGCACGAATCATGCCAGCCAGCGCATCCATCGGCTGCCCGACGTACAGCTCCAGCGCTTCCAGATCACGGCGCATAATCAGGTCTTTAACGATAATCTGGTCGACCTCGGCCTCCAGCATCTTCGGCGTACGGGTGAAGTTGTGCGCCTGCAGTCGACGTCCCGCCCACCGGCCAGTTCGTCCAGCACCATGCATCTGAAGGGTGTAATAGAATTTCCCTTCGACGCTATCCTCCAGCATGGTCGTGTATTTGCCGAGGGACGATTTGTTGGTGTACTGGCGAAGCCTCAGTACGCGCGTGACCTCATCCTCCAGGCCCATCTCTTCCGACTCGCGCAATGCCTGCTCTACAGTCTCGCTGCGCATATCGCCGAAGTGGTACCCGCGTTCCTGCAGCCACGGCAATATCTGCGCCTGCGAGTTTGGGTTGGTCAGTTTGGTGATGTCCTGCATCTCTTCGATGAGGCGGGGTTTGTACCGTTCTGCACAGTCCAGCGCGGCCCGGGCAAAACGCATGTCGATGGTGATCCCGGTATCGTTGATGTACTGGTCGAGATAGTAGGCTTCCCACTCGCTCTCCAGGATCGGATAGCGTGACAGGCGTTTGGCGATGTTGCCTTCCGCGCGCACGTCCTGGCGGTTATACCCGCCAAACTGGAGAAACTCATCCGGGTGGGTCACGTAGTCGCGCCACTCGTACGGCTCTTTCTTCGTCGGCACGCGTGGCTTGGAAAACATGTTAATCAGTTTGGTGCCCATCGGGTCTTTCAGCTTATCTTCATCGAAGCCGAGCGCCTTGCCCACCTGCTCCAGACCGCCAGAAAAGCCCATCATGTACGCCAGCACCATCGTGCATCGCCAGCTGCGCGGGTCGGTCTTAATGCCGAGCACCTTTTCGGTCATCTTGCGTTCGAATTGTGCGTTGAAGGCCCACTTCATTACGCGCGGGTCACGCAGCATATCGACAAAATCGCCGGGTGGACGACGGGACATGCTGACGTCCCAGAAGCCGATATCGCCTGTGTCGTTGAAGTCCCACGCCGCCATGAGCACCTGCGTCGAAGGGTCGTGAATGTATTTCGCCAGGCCCTGAGTTTTCAGGTTCGTCCGGCTTCGGGATTCGTAATCGAGACGTACGAGGTCAGACATTTCGGTACTCCAGATAAAAAAGCCTGCCCGAAGGCAGGCTGAGTAGGTCACTCAAATTGCAGGTTAGATGTCATCGTCGTCATCGAAGTCATTGTCTGACGGCTCGACATCATCCCATGCATCGTCGTCATCAATACGACCTTCACCGAACGGAGTACCGTCTTCCATGAATCGCACGGAGCGCAGGTTGGCATTGATACGTTTACCGTATTTGTTGTCCTGCACCCACGGGTTGATAAGGATCGAAACTTTGCAGCCACCGTAAAACATCTGCTTAATTTCATCCATATCAGTTTTCGGGTCGAGCTTGTTGCCGGCCGCATCACGCAGAGTAGGTCGGGTGCTTTCACGGGCAGATACAACGTACATGCCTTTGCACTCTTCCTTGTCTTCGTAATACTTGTCGCCGTCCTTCAGGAACAGCTTATCGGACGCGACTTTGATTTTCTTCTCGGCCATGATGCGCTTACAGGCCTCACGCATGAGGTCGATAATTCCTGAGTGTGATTCTTTACCCAGGAGATGCATGATCGAGAATTTAGGCTCGCCGCCGTCTTCACCGGCTTTAGGTTCAGCGAGGTGTGGGTAACTGGCGATGCCCAGGTCGATACGGAACATGCCGTTGGTATACTCCACACCACCTTTGGCGCGGGTTTTGACGACTAACTTATTGCCTTCTGCCATGATTGCATTCCTCTCGGATTACGTGATTACGATATTTACCGGATTACGTGATTACTTAGTCATCCCAGATCCCATCGTCGATATCCCCTAATGGGCGGCGAGGGTCACTATCTTTGACTAGGGTTGGCTTGCCGGGAGGCTTGTAGTCGTAACCGCGCATGGCGATCTCGATACTCTTCCTATCCAGTTTTGCCTTCTTCCTGAGTAGTTCCTCGACCTGGTTAGGACTGCGCATCTTCGTTTCGTAGATGTCAGACTTGTCCAGACCGAGAAATTCCAGATGCTCTGCCGTCTTAACCTGGCTGCGCCAGTCACGGTTTGAGCGTCCTTCGACAATTTTCATGCCGGGGATGTCGTGCCCCTTTCCTGCATTCAGCTCCAGCTGCGCGTTGATATCCTTAAACCAGTCTTCGATTGGCTTACGGAATTCCAGGATGCGCACCATGTCCTCGTCCGTGAGGCGGGAGCTGGCAGCAGTGTGCATCTTGTACTCTTCGCGCAGTCTCTCTTTCGCACGGGACATATCTTCATCTCCCTGCTCGTCCTGAAGCATTTCAAACTCGGCGTATGCCAGGTTTTCCAGCGCTACCAGGTTGGCGGTGCAGGTCGCTTTGACTTTGCACCACTGGCAGCCTTTCGCGCTGACGCGACGCATGGCGTGAAGTGACCACGCTGCCTTCGCACGGATTCGAACGTACTCACCAAAGTCGAGTAGTTCCTGGCGCGTTATCGTCCATGTGCCCCAGTTGCCTAAACGTGGCTGGCCAATCCTGATCTCGATGGTCTGGAAGTCATACAGCCAGTCCCATTTGAGGAAGAAGCCCAGCGCGTAAAGACGAGCCTGCGGGTTGTTGACGGCTTCAACGAAAATCCCCTTCCCGTATTTCAGGTCGGTGATAATCATGTGGCCCGGCCGACACACTACGTGGTCAGCGGTGCCGCCTTGTGGCAAGAACGGGATAGGCTCGGCATCAGGGTCTTCTTCCAGTTCGTCCGCATTTGCATACGGCATGTAATCGGTGAAGTATACCTTCTGCTCAACGAAGTGGTCGCCTTCCAGCCACTCGCACCACCGGACGTATTCTTCAACATAGTCGAGCATTACCTCGTCTATCTCGATGTAATATTCCGGTTTACCCTCACCCTCTGAGATAACTACCGTCTCTCCCAGGCGGTGAACAGGCTTGACGCCAGTTTTTAGCCACTGCTCGGCCAGCTCATGCGCGACTGTGCCTTCCGCCGCTTCATAGCTGCCATCGTCTTCTTCCAGCAGGTTCGCAATAAGGCTTCCTGAACACCAAAGCCACATTGCTGAACCGGACGGTGCGAAGATGGAATGCCCCCCATATCCGTATTCTTCCATGAGACGTACGAGGTATGACTGCTGGGGCATTCTGGTTCTCCGTAGTACGAAAAAGCCCGGATTGCTCCGGGCATCAAGTGCGACTTAGATATCGTCGTCAGCGCCGGTGTCTTCACCGCCTGCTTCTTCCAGCATCGCGGTACCTTCGTCGAAGATAACGTCGAATTTATCTTCAGTCAGGTCAGCGACTTTCTTGAAGCCGTGGTTGCCCAGCAGCTCTTTCGCTTTGTCCACACCCAGTTTTTCTTTCACGGTCACGACTACTTCAGTCGCTTCCGCTTTGGTGTGTTTAGGGCCGGTTTTCTTATCGGCGGCAGTTTTCTTGTCTGCAGCGGTTTTCTTATCCGCGGCAGGCGCCTTTTTAGCATCACCAGCTGGTGCTGCACCACCCAGCGCAGCTACGGCCAGCTGTGCTTCGGTGTTACGGTTCAGTGCGTCGATTAACAGTTCCAGTGCGCCTTTAGATTCTGACATGGTATTGCTCCGTTTTGTTTCGGTTAAAAGGTTCGTCGTGTTGACGCTGCTAACTCTAATCCCAGCATGCGGGGCTGTCAACGATATTTTTAAAAATTTTTACTTCGGTACCTTAAAAACTTGTTTTCCGGATCTAAAAGATTTACTTGGGTACCGTAAAAACTACGTTGACGCCGGGTGTGGGCTGGGACTACACTCGCTTCATCCTGCGCGCATGTGCGTGGGAGGATTATTTGTGAGGAAACACACTATGCGCTTTCCAGTATGGGCACGCAATGACCCTAAGCTCCGACTGAAGTATCTTTGCTCGGTGATGTCGGTCTTTGCGCACAAAGACGGCTCGATAAACCAGCTGTCACGCCTGGCCAAAGTGAATTACCAGACCGCGCTTAAAGCACAGGAAGCGGGACGGATGACCTACAAAGTCGCCACGTCCCTCGCCGAAGCCGCCAGCGGGTCAGGCGTGAAAGCAATATGGTTGATGGCTCCGGACGTGATCCCCCTGAACGAAGATGGGGAGGTCATCGAATGAAAAAATACCTGCTGCAGTACGGGCAAGATCTGCTGGATAACGGTTACGCGTTTATCCCTATTTCTCCGCTGGACGCGAAGACCCGCAATAAAAAGACTGGCGAGCTGGAGCCTTTCATCAATGCCGGCAAAGCACCGCTTATGGCAGGGTGGGCATCGGTACCGGTTAACCAGGACGCGCTGGACGAATGGAAGCGTAAATATTTCCGTTATGGCCTGGGCATTCGTACGTGGTTTAACCCTGCAGTAGACATCGACTGCATGGACGAAGATGCCGCGGCGCACATGATGGATTATGTGCAATTCAACGTGGGGTTCGCGCCAGCTCGTGTCGGCCGCGCGCCGAAAACGCTGCTGCTCTTCCGCGCTGACGAACCATTCACGAAAGTGAAGTCCCACACCTGGCTGGATGACTGGGGGCAGAAGAACGCCGTCGAAGTGCTGGGTGCCGGGCAGCAATTCGTCGCTTTCGGTATTCACCCGGGGACCAAAAAGCCGTACCAGTGGCTCGGCGTTGACAGCCCGTTGAACTGCAATGCGGCGATGGACGTCGAAAACATCACGCTGGTGGACGCACGCCGGATAGTGGACGAGTTTGATCGCTATGCGCTGGAACAAGGCTGGACCAAAACTCAGCCTGGCGACAAAGAGTACGAGCCTGCGCAGCGCGGCAAGCTGGTATCAGGTCGTCCGGAGCAGGACTGGATCGGCGAAGGCGAAGTTGACGAAGACGACTGGGTTGAAGCCGACGATGCGAAGGATAAGTGGCAGGGCACGTACGAAGAGTTTGCCGAGTTAATCGACGAACTGCCAGCGGCCGAAGAATATGCCTCGTGGTTCCCCATTATCGCGGCCATCAAAGATGCCGAGCGTGAGCCGGACGAGTTTCGTGAAATTGCGCGTGACTGGTCGGCCAAAGCTGCGAGCTATGACGAAGCCGGATTCGATGAGAAGTGGGACAAAGGTAACTTCCGTCGTACTGGCGGCGCCACTTTCACGCTGCACAGTCTGGTCAAACGGGTCGAAGACGCCCGAATGGAAAAGGACATTCTGCTGCGAATCATCCCGCTATTCGAAAGTGCTGACAACATTTACGAATGGGACCGCGCAGCTGAGCGTTTACGCGAAACTCCGGTGTGGGGCACCATTCGCGATCACGCAGTCGATGTTGCATGTGACCACTACAAACGCGTAACCGGTAAGAAAATACCGGCCAACACGAAGAAGCAGGCTTTGTCCGTCGACCATACACAATTCGACGCACCTGCCTGGCTGGAGCCGTGGGTATACGCCGAGAAAGACAACCTTTTCATTAACAAGGACACGAAGACTGCGCTGGTACCGCATGCCTTCAATAACTCGCAGGCACAATTTACCACGCATATGGGTTGTACGCCCGAGCAGTTTGCCACGGCGTTGCGTCCTGTACCGGTTATCCACGGGGTGATGTACTACCCAGACATGCATGGCGATATGCCGGGCACGTCGTGGAAATCGGAGCGCGGTATTGATGGCCCTGAATTCTTCCGCTGGCAGGGCAAAACCTTCCTGAACACATTCGACCCGAAAACTCTACCCGAGATGCCGGAGAATATTAGTAAGAAAGGGCTGAAAGCCGTGGCCATTGTGGAAGACTTCTTCCGCACGCAGTTCGTCGATGAAAACGAATACCGTCATGCGATGGACTGGCTGGCATGGGTCATCAATAACCCGAATAAGCGCATGACGTACGCGCTGGTGATCCTGGGCGGACAGGGCTCGGGCAAAACCATCATCAAGAAATTCATGTCCTACATGCTGGGGCGCGAGAACGTGGGTACCGTCAATAACCAGGTTATCCACAAATCGTTCACTGGCTGGCAGGCAGGGTCAATGCTGAAGGTTATCGAGGAAATCAGCGTTGCCGGCCACCGCTACGACGTCATTAACTCCCTGAAAGAGCCAATCACGAACGAAACACTGTTCATCGAGCGGAAGAACCGGGAGGGACAGGACGAGGTGAACACCTCCAGCTGGATGATGTACACCAACGATATAGGCGCGCTGCCTATTAACTCTGGTGATCGCCGCTTCCTGGTCGTACGCTCCCGCTTCCGTAAGAAGGACGAGACACTGGCCTTCCTGGAGAACAGGCCTAACTTCTTCAAAGACTTCGAGAAAGCCTTCAAAAAGTATGCCGGAGAGATCCGCCTGTGGTTCAAAGACTGGGAGTACAGCCCGGGATTCGACTACACCTGTGGTCAGGCACCGCTGACGGACGCCACCAGCGACATGATCGACACCGCACAGGACGATTTTACCAACGCAGTGATGGACGCAATCGAGTCCGAAGACGTGCAAGGTGTGACGCGAGACGTTATCCACAGCGGGTGGCTTTTACACGACCTGCCGCGGGATATTCGACCGAGCGATCGCCACTTTGCATCGCGTTTAGCGGAGCTCGGTTTTACCAAACTCGGCGCACCTCGTTTGCAGCTCACCGTGAACGGAATGCGTGGTGCCGTGTATGTCAAAGATCCTATCAAATGGATCAAGGAGTCGTATGTCAAAGCTGACGGAAAATGGCAGAAGACGAACGAGGCGATCGATACAAAAGCACTCAAAGAGCATCTGGAGAATCAGATTGCAGTTTGTTCGGCGAAGCAGGTCGCGGCGGACTGGGATTGACGTTTTTGAGTGACGTGCGGATCCGCGCGTAATACATAATGAGGGGCTTCGGCCCCTTTTTCGTTTCTGCGTTTTGACACGAATTTTTCGATGCCGTTAGTGTGCGATTTGGTAAGTCATTGTTTTCTTAGGTACGTTTTATGCGGATTGCGCTGCACACTATGCTCTAAAACTTAACACTATATACGTAACATACACATGAGCTTATATGCCTTATACGTATTACTCTTTATACCTATACATATATTATAGTGTGTTAAGTGTGTTAGTGTGAGAAGTATATAAAAGGGTAAGGGTAAACAGGGACTTAGGCCAAACACACTTTCCTCGAAATACTGTGTCATCCCGCAATACAGTGTGCAACGCCACAGACCGTGGCATGTAAGTCGTTGAAAAATATACAGACGCATTGCGGGGCACAGCAGAGTTTTCCCACCAATCCAGCAGGTTAGCTATGCTACGGCAAACGGCCTGCCCGTAAGTCATTGATTTTTCATGCGGGGCTATGAAGGATCCGCCACATTTTGCGAGAACGCGGCTCTGCGCACCT